TCACATCGAAGAGGTCTCCGGTTCGAACCCAGATAGTCCCACCAAACGATTGTTATACGAACACTCCGCTTTAACAGGGTTCTGCAAAGCGGGGTATTCGTTTGCATAGTTATATCTGATTTCAAGCACATCACCACGCACGATGACCATGCGGACAAGTGTAGAGAGAAGTATTCTCCTATACTTGTCCGCCTTTTTAGCGTCCCTGCAAATAGACTTGAAGAAGAACCGTATCTTGTCTACTGTAAGCTCGCTCGACTTTCTGGCGATCTTCTGCTTCGCAAGCTCGCACTCCAGGTCACGTAGTGTTTCCTCATTGTCGTGCAACGTCTTTGCTATAGCATCCGATATAATACCGCTCTCTACTGCTTTCACACAGTTATCTATTTTCTTCTTTACGTCTGCCATGCGTTTCTTCGTTGCTGCAATAGCAGCGTTTACGTCTGTGTGCGTTTGAACTTCTACCGCCTGCCTTGCGATGGCTTCTACTGCCGCATCGCTCTCCAACAATCTTGTTGTTACGTCACACACCGTAGAATCGATTATATCCGCCCGTATCTGCGTCCTCTCACAGGTACGGGTATTTTTGCGTTGATGGTTCGGGCAAGCATAGTAGTAGTAAATTTCGCCGCTTCTGGACGTCCCGCTAGTGCCTACCATGCGCTCGCCGCACTCTCCGCAGAACAACTTCCCAGATAACATATACCTCTCACCTGCTTTAACACGATTTACACGCCTTGCGTTCATAATTTTCTGCACCTCATTGAAATCACTTTCAGAAACAATAGCAGGAACGGCATAGGGGCTTTCTATCCCACGCCACGAAAACTTCCCTAGATAGTGTTTGTTCTTTAAGATGACGTAGATATTAGACATGCGGAACGGCTTGCCGCGTGCGTTGCGGTATCCACGTCTGTTAAGCTCCCTTGCGATGGTGGTTGTGCCGAGCCCATCCAATGTCATTGAAAACACGAGTTTTACAATAGGCACTTTCTCTTCATCAAGGACCAGATGTTTTTCTGCATCCAGTTTGTACCCAAGGGGAACGGTGCCGCCCGCCCATTTGCCCTCCAGTATATTCTCCGTCTGCCCGCGTATGACGTTTTCTGAAAGCTCCGCAGAATAGTATTCAGCCATACCCTCGATGACAGATTCAAGAAGGATGCCCGACGGATCATCGGCTATGTTCTCCATTGCTGACACAACCTTTACCCCATACTTCTTTAACTTGTGTTTGTATGACGCACTGTCATAACGGTTTCTAGCGAAGCGGTTCAGCTTGTACACGATGACGACCTCAAACGCTCGCGACGCAGCTTCTTTTATCATAAGCTGAAACTCGGGTCGCTTATCCGTGCGTCCGGTCAGCGCACGGTCGGTGTAAATCTTCAGAATCCGCATGTCATTTCTTCTGGCGAAGTCCTCACATACCCTGATCTGCCCCTCGATAGATTCCTCTCTCTGCCTATCTGACGAATATCTCGCATAAATAACGGCGTTTCTCATGGCGGCTCCTACTCTCCCAAAAGGAAAAGGATCTTAATGTCAATGAAGTGCGATTGCCGATGCTCCCGACATTGATTTCGGGAGCATTTGAATGGTTTGGGCATAAAAAAATACCTCCTCCGAATGGAGAAGGTATCCGTACTGGCTCCCGTAGAAGTACCAGCACTCCCTATCTCCATTATAAATGCTTGTTCCAAAATGTCAAATCTAAAACTACGCCGCAACTCGGCGGCGTAGTTTATATTTAACGCAATTTTTCGGCATTAAAACCACCGATTCGTAACATTTTGTGCCGAAACTGCAATTTTATTGTAGAAAAATGTGCATAGAAGAGGACCCCTGATTTATCTTCTTCTGCCGACCTCTTCAATATATGACAGGATAAGTAACATAATCATGGCTTCTCCGCAATACTGTAGCGTATATGCATGCCCCCATGACGCGAAATAAAGCGCATGATCTCTTCCTACCTTGTAAATGTCCCAAAACTTGTAGAACGGTTGGACGTATACCGCCAAAGCGAGATAGCCGGTGGGAATAATCAAGTCTTTTACCCCAATGGCAAAAAGTCTAACGGCAAATAGCACGCAATACAGAAAGGCAATAAACCGCATAAACGAAAACGTCCCTGGGGAAACTTCCGATGGAAGATAAAATAGGCAGAAAGGAATAAGCAATACCCCTATTTTTGCCATCAACGTATATCGAATATATTTAAAAAACCCAATTAAACTCATGAAGCCGCCTCCTCTTAAAGTGTAGCGCGTTATGTAACGCATACCGGCTCAGAAAGCCCGCCATGAGACGGACTTTCTTCTGAAACTAACGCCTATCCAGTTTTACCATATATGTCTGCTTTCTACTACTTTACCCATGATGCGGATCGGCAACTGCTCGATCTGCTTGTTCGAATAAAAATGCGGCTCATATACATCTTGATTAAACCCAATCAGCATAATCCCGTCAGACTGTTTATTTACCTGCTTTACGGTAGCTTCATCTCCATTGATTAAGACAACAGCAATATCCCCGCTTTCTACATCATCCTGCTTGTGAATGATAAGCAGGTCACCCTCTTGTATGCGCGGTTCCATCGAATGACCGATTGCCTTCAAGGCAAACATCACGCCTTTGGAGTCGCGCTCGTTAATTTCTACCATTCCTTCGATATTCTCCTGTGCAAAAATTGGCATCCCCGCAACAACATGTCCGACAATCGGAATCTTGACGGTTTTCTTGCCAGAAATGTCATAGCCTAAAAACGCCAGTGGTGAAATGTGTAAGGCGTCAGCAACTTTCACTATATTTGTTCTTTTCATGTTGTCAGTTTCCCCTGCTTCCCAGCGAGAAACTGCGCTCTCGGACGCGCCAGCCTTTTGCCCCAACTGCTTCATTGTTAATCCTAATTCAAGCCGTCGCTCTCTTATGAGTTTAGCAATTTCCATGAATATCTTCCTTTCTGTATCAACGCAACGCTCTATTGTTATTATATAGGTAAACATGCTTATACGCAAGAAAAACATGCTTATAAACAATAAATTCCTTGAATTAAATCATTGACTTGAGTACATTCAAGTGCTATAATCATTTCAGAACACAACGAAAGGCGGTGAGAACCATAAATAGAAATATCCTCTATTCGTACATCAAGAGGGAAGGGCTCACAATCGCCGAATTTTCTGCTCTACTCGGCATGAATGAAGCTACATTCTATAAGAAGTGCCGTGAGAAGGGAACCAGTTTCAATACCGCAGAAATAAAGCAGATGGTCAAGTTGCTGAACATCAGAAAATCCGACGTTATGCCAATTTTTTTTGCGGAATTAACTTGAATATGCTCAAGTTAAGGGAAGGAGCGGCAATGGAAACCTTGATAAAGTTCATCGCTGAATACGTCCGTGAGCATGAAGCGGAGTACGAAGAATGGAAAAAGGAGCAGGAAGAAAAATGAAAGCTCTCACTGCGTTGGTTGTAGCGGCGGTCTTAGGTACGGGGGCGTACCTGAATCAGCCGACAACGGAAATCATCAGTTACCAGAAGCAAGTGGAGGAGGGGGATACCCTCTGGGACATTTGCAAAGAGATTAGCAAAGATGAAGTCGATGTGAGACTTCTTGTCTGGCAGGCGATGAAAGATAACAACATTTCCGACTGCGGAGCCTTGCGGCCGGGAACAGTGATTACCGTGAACGTCGAACGCGCACGGCGGTAAGAAAGAGAGGGGCACAAAATGAAAATTGAAAAGGACAGAATGCTTTGGGGCGAAAGCCTCCCGTTCATCGCCGAATACGTAGCTGATGAGCTGAAAATCGCTGATTCAAATATTCTCGTTAAGAACATCGGGATCAAGGACCCGATTCCCTGTGAGTACACCTTCGTCGTGAACACGCACCTGGTGTATATGTACTTCAAGACGGTAGAACATTACGGGCTTCAGTTGGTGGTCAAAGCACCAGGAAGTCTTGAGTTCTCCTGCGGCACGTTCGGAGAAGTCGTTGAAAACATTCGCTGGCTCGCAGCCAGTGAAGAAGAGGAGGTGGGCTAAATGGGATGGGACAGATTCGACGATGGGCTCTACGATGAGGTAGAGAATGATTATGCGTGTCATTGTCTCTACGATGACCCGAACTATGAACCCGAACCCTGCGTCACAATGTCGGAAGAGGAGGCGGTCGAGGATTGGTTCAAAAACCATCCTGACGTTACCGTCATCACTAGGCACGACGATGGAAACCTTTACGACAGTAAGGGACGGTTTGTGTACGGGTTTTGAAAGGAGTGACATAGATGAAACTTTGGGAAATCTCCAAACTTATAAATACTGACCGATTGTTCAAAGTCAGTGATGACGCCTCGGTGGATACCGAGACGGGCGAGGTATTCGACAAAGAATATCTCGATAACCTGCCGATGGAGCAGGAAGAAAAGAGCCTCAACGTGGGGCTCGTCATCAAGAACATGTCGAATGACATGGAACAGATCGACAAGGAAATCAAGAGACTGACTGCGATGAAGAAGTCCACGCAGTCGAAAATCGAAAGTCTCAAGTCCTACATTCTCACTTACGGATGCCCAGTCAAAGACGTTGCGGTCACTATCCGCTTCTCGAAAGGGCGCGAATCCGTAGAGGTGGAAAAGGGCGTCGATCTTCCTGAATCGTTTAGAAAATACACATGGACGCCGAACAAGACGGCGATTGGCGAAGCTCTCAAGGAAGGGCAGGAAATTGCAGGATGCCGACTGGTGAGAAAGCCGTCGGTATCCGTGAAATGAGGTGAACGAGATGAACATGATGAAGATGGTGAATGTCATTGCGAAGTTGCAGGTCGCAAAGAACCACCAGAACAAATTTGGTGGCTACAACTACCGAAATGCCGAAGACATCTTGGCGGGGTTGAAGCCACTGATGGTTGAGTACGGGATTGTGGTACTCATCGGAGACACCATTGAAATGGTGGGCGATCGTTACTACGTCAAGGCGACCGTCAAGGTGTACGACACCGAGGACGGATCACTCCTCGCAGAGAACGCGGCATATGCCCGAGAAGCAGCTATGAAGAAGGGCATGGACGAAGCACAGATAACAGGTTCTGCTTCGTCCTATGCGCGAAAATACGCGCTTGCCGGGATGTTCAACCTCTCCCCCGCCGCCGACCCTGATGAACTTGATGAGCCAGTGAAGGAAGAGAAGAAGGAATACAAGAAGCCGGTAGAAGCAAGAAAATTCCCGATTGAGAAAGTCGTGGAAGTCCTTGCCCGGCACAACATCGACGCTGGAGACTTCGCCCGCCTTGTCTGCAATGCGCCGAATATTGCAGAAGTCCCGCCGAAGGTAGCGGACGCTATCGTGATGGACACGGAGCGTGCGGTCAACAAATACTTTGCACTCGACCAGGCACGTCCGCAGGGGGCTTAAATGAAGTGGGTGAATGCATTAGGGTACTCGCTCCAACCTTGCGAAAAGCAGGGGTGGAGCGTCTTAACCCTCCATCTGATGACGCCGCAGGATAAGCTGGACGGCATCATCAAGCTGCTGAAAGGCAAGTTTAGTCTTGCGCTTAAACGCTATGAGAAGCCGCGAAGCCTGAACGCCAATGCGTATGCATGGGTGTTAATGGACAAGATAGCGAAAGCCCTGAATATAACGAAAGAAGAAGTTTATTCAAGAGCTATCAAGCAGGTGGGCGTATTCGAGCCTATCAGCGTAGACATAGCCGCCTATGAGCGTTTTAAGCGAAATTGGGAACGTCAGGGACTGGGGTGGCTTGTCGATCCGGTAATAGACGATGGCGCCAAAGTATACTTCAATGCCTATTACGGCTCATCGGTTTACTCATCTTCTGAGATGGCGCGGCTGATTGACTGGATAGTAGAAGAAGCGAAGCTCCAAGGCATCGACGCAATGACGCCAAGCGAACGCGCACGGCTGATTGATGAATGGGGGAAAGAGAATGGAAATCAAAAAGGGTAACAAAATCAGGCTTTCCCCACTGGGGTACAGGAGAATCTGTCAGATGGTGGACGAGAGAGCTTCTCCGGAAGGATACAGACGCTGCGAGTGGTGTGGGAAGTCCGTAGGACGCTTTCACCATCACCACATCCGCTTTCGCAGCGCAGGTGGTTCAGACACGTTGGAGAACTTGATTCTCTTGTGCGAGAACTGCCACGAAATCTATGCACACGGCGACAACGAGCGAAAGTATCGCGTCCTTTTCACAGACTGCCGGATGGACGTCGGACGCATGAAAGCATGGAACGAAGCTCATAAAGGCGAGGCGGAGAGGATTTACAGGAGGTTCAAGAAGTGAGTACGAAGAATTGGGACGTCTGCGACCAACTGAATTATCAGTTTGTGCCGGTGCCGCGAGCTTTGGCAAGAGGGTTCAAGGATCTCTCTATCAATGCTAAATGGGCGTACTCGCTCATGCTCGACCGGATGATGATGTCGCGCCAGAACATCGACCGCTTCCACGACAAGAACGGCATGTTCCTCTTATTCAACCGAAGCGAGCTTGCCGAGGTCATTGGCACATCTGAAAGCACCGTTAAGCGAATCTTCGCAGAACTCAAAGGCGAAGGATTGATTGAAACCAAAGCGCAAGGGTTTGGAAAACCGCAAAAAATCTACCTCAGGAAATTGTCTGAACTTGCCAGTGCCAAAGAAACGTATTCTACTCACGGCAGTAGCAGGCGGGTCACCAATGACCCAGCTAGACGGGTCACCAGTGACCCAACCAGTCGGGTCAAATTGAACCATCAGGCGGGTCAAATTGAACCATCAGACGGGTCATCAGTGACCCGTCTAGACGGACCACCAGTGACCCGTCCTATTGTGAGTAATACCTACATGAGTAATACCTACAAGAGTAAGACAGAGAGTAGTAGGAGTAGTAGATCTAACATAGCAGTTAATGGTTCAGTCGGAAAGACAACTCCAACTCCAACTCAAAGCAACTTTGGCATTTCTGTAGTGACACCAACGTTAGAAAAAATTCGAGCGTTCGTTGAAAAAAATAACTTCACCTTCTCACCAGAAAAATTCTACGACTACTACAACGCAGTTGGATGGAAGGTAAGAGGGATGCCGATTACAGACTGGCAATCGCTTTGCAGAAGCTGGCAAGCAAGAGAAAGACCTGCCGAAACGAAACATGACATTCCTCATATCAAAGGCTACTTTGAGATGACGGAAGAGGAAAGAGAAGCAGCAAGGCGAAGGCAGGCAGAAAGGAATGGAAATGGACGAACAGGCGAAAGCGCTTATTGCGGAACTGATGGAGATCTCCCGTTCTAGCCCGAAAGAAGAACCCGAAGAAAAGCTATCCAAATTCCCTTGTAAGCGTTGCGGCGGTAAAGGTTGGATATTCTACCGCATGGACGGCGTGGACAAAGCGTGCAGATGCCCGGATTGCAGAGAAGCAAGAGACTTGCACTTCTACCTGCGGTCAAGCGGAATCAAGCCGGAGAACTACGAAGCGTTCACGATGGAGCGTTTCAAGACGGATAACATCATGGCGTATGAGATGAAGCGTCTCGCGCAAGGGTTCCTGAAAGACCCGAACGCTAAAGGGCTTGGGTTCTTCGGTAGACCAGGAACAGGCAAGACACACATCTGCATCGCTACCTGTCAGGCGATGAAGCGAGAGCATCACTACTGGCAGTATCGCAGAGAGATACAGCGAATCAAGGCGGTCATGTACAAGAATTTAGACCGCTATGACGAGATGATAGCGAGGGTATCGCGGTTACCGTGGCTTTACATCGACGACCTCTTCAAGGGGGCAATCAAGGGGAGCGAGATGCAGAGTCAGGATCAGCAAATCATGTTTGACATCATCAATTCGAGGTACGTCAATCGGATGCCGACCATCGTCTCGAGCGAGTTTCCGCTTGATGAGATAACAAGAGCAGACGAAGGGATCGGGAGTAGGTTAAAAGAAATGCTCGAACCGTATGTGTACACGGTTCGAGGCGAAAATCGACGGTTGAGAGGGGCTTAGTTATGAAAAGGTTTGTGTTGGCTGACGGAGCGAAAGAGCAGATTGGCAAGATTTTTGAAAAGGAGGGGATTCAGAAAAAGGAAGTAGCGGAGCGTTTGGGTATTTCACCGAGCGGGTTGTGCAACAAAATTCGCGGCGTCAACTCATCATTCAGCGAGCGAGAACTTGAAACGCTTTTATACACCTTTCCTGAAATCCGGGAGGCTTGGTTCAAGCAGTCGTATAGATACGGAGATCACGTCACTGCGAAAAGCGTTATTCCGACTGCAATCGAGGTCAAGCGTATTTCAAACGGCTATGAAGCGCAGTTCACTGGAATAGACGGAAAGCTCCATAGTGCTTACGGAAAGACGGAACTGGAAGCGAGAAAGAAGGCGGAAGAGCGAATGGCGTCGATAACAGTGAAGCAGGAGGAAACACTGCCGGACGATAAAGCAGTCATCAATATCAGCGGTGACGAAGCGATGGTGCTTCTTAATCAACTCATACTTGACTTCCGAAACGGAGCAGTTAGCGAAGCCAATAAATCAATTCTGAAATCAATCTACATGCGCATTGCGGTGCAAATCATCTGAGAAACAGTTGACTGTACGCGGGGTTGGGACTGGAAACCCGGATGGCATTGTTATAAGGGTTGATACTGGGAACACATTATCAAGAAAGGGGGTGCGTTAATGCTGATACTTGAACAATTTATGAATCCACCTGATTCTCCGTACACACAGTATCGAGGTGTTGGATTTACGCCGGATGAGTTTATTAAAATGACGAAGCAGTATCCCAAGTGCTTTACGTGCTATTGCGAATGCGTAATAACGCAAAATGGACTGGGTTTTCTTGCTTCCCCGTCACATGACATTGAGGTGGAACGGCTAAAAAAGCATGGTTATCAAGGATTAGTGATGGTTTGGTATGAAGGTATCTGCCATGACGATACGTCAACAAAAATGTCGAAGTCGCAGATTGATGCGGTTAAAAAGCTCGTAGAAGCTGGATTAGTTAGCGGAGCAAGCTATGAGTAATTTTAAGATTGGAGATAGGGTTCACAATTTCAATTTGGGGTATGGCACGATACGTGAATGCACAAATAATGGATATTGGCTCGTTGATTGGGATGAGAGACTTATAAGAAAAATCAGCGATGTGGAATATACGGACAACGGTTTTGACAGATACGGAATATTTGACCATCCATGTGACCGGATTCGTAAAGTGTCCGATGAGGGGAGCAAGTTCAATAATGAAAAAATCAATGACATTGTAAATCGAATTATGCGTTTTCTCGTGCGGGGTGGTAAAGTGTCTGTCAACCCGCTAAATGCAGTCTGCAAAGGTAAAGATAAGGTGAGTGATAAAGAATACATTTTGTCATGGGAAGTTGATGGTACAGGATGCATTATAAGCGCAGGCACGAAGATGGGAAAGATAGAGCTTGTAGCGCTTATGAAATCAGATATGACCGATGAGCAGAAAAGTATTTTAAGCGTATTTAATGCATTAGTAAAACAAAAGTTAGAAGAAGAGGAAAAGAGAAAAGATGAAGAACGCAAAAGAAACAGGGAATTGCTTATTATGCGGCAGATGAGAAAGGCGGGAATCGTTATATGATTTCATTCAAGAATGAATCACCGTACATTTATACACTGTACTTCAAAAAAGATGGTATTGAATATGGGATTATCCATTCAAACGAAATCTTTTTAGACCGCAAAGCATTAGAAGAGCTAAAAGCGTGAAAGGAAGTAAAAAGATGGAACTTTGTATCAATCGTGTGATGTTGCTCGGCAAAGTCGGGAGAGACCCGAAAATGATTATGACGAAGAAGGGTTCAGCGATGGCGAACTTCTCGGTGCAGTGTGTCGAGAAATACCAGTGGCAGGGCGAATGGCATGAAAGAAGCGCATTTATCCCGTGCGTAGCTTTCGGCAAGACCGCAGAACTTATCGGGAACAGCTGCAAAGCCGGATCGGACATTTTCGTCGAGGGCAAAATCAACGTCAGGAGCTATGAACAGAACGGCGAGAAGAAATGGGTAACAGAAGTCAACGTAGACCACGCAGAAGTCGGGGTGATGGCGCAACAGCCGCAGGAAGCTAACAGTCCGTGGGGTGGGTTCGGTTCGCAACCGCCAAAAGGAAACTTCGGGCAGTTTGGCGAGGAAGTCGCGCAGGAAAGTATTCCGTTTTAAGGAGGCATCATGAGAGTACATACATCAGATGTTATCGAAGAGTTGAAAGGAAATGAATACGGTTATTCACATGTATGTGTGAATAATGTTGTGAATATGTTCATTAGTAAGCTGATTGAACACGTTAAGAATGGCGATGAAGTCGTTATTCGAAATCTTGTGCGGTTCAAGACGATCGACATTGAAGCGCGAACATTCCGCTCCAGCTTTGATGGTCGTGAACATGCAATACCGGCGCACCAGAGAGTGACTGCTAAACCGTCTCCGACGTTTAAGAAAGCGTGACGCGATGAACAGGGCAATGAGATTTTGCGGATGCGCCGCAAACTTCGGAAGGTTGAATCTTTTGCAGGCGGCTAGCTTGTCGCACATGCAGTACAGCGAGTTTAGCCGTCATATGGAAGAACTTGGTCAGAAAGGGAAAACTGTAGTAGACGGAGCAGAAATCGACAAATGCGAGAAATGCGGGCAGCCGGTTGTAGAGGGTGAAGGGCATCATTGCTTAAGACCGCGTAAACACATCGAAGGTATCCCTGTCGCGGCAAATAGCTTGATTCGCGGCGCGGTAAAGACTTGCGAATGGTGCCGGAAAGACTTCAGGACGCAGCAGAAACGCGCGAGGTACTGCTCAATTACTTGCAGAGACAAGGCGCGAAAGCTCAAGGAAACGGAAAGAACAGCGAGGGAAACAGGCTTGAAATTTGCATATATTTTGATGAAAGCGATTTACCGCAAGAACGAACTTATCTGCCGCGATGAAATCGGCTTCTTCGACAAGCTGGAAGACGTCATCAGGGCGTTTGAAGACTGCGTGGATGTTGCCGAATGGCAGAATGACGTAAAGAGAAAGAGCCGCACAAAGGCTAACGAAGTCGTGAAAATCAAGGTTGAGAGAGCAAAGAAAACAACATACCTTGAAGACTTCGACTTAAAAATCAGAGACGGGAAAACGAAAGTGGAAATTTGGATCATGGAAGTCCCGGTGGGGATTATCGTACCGACGCAGATTAACGGCGTCAGCATGACAGAGAAAAAAATCGAGTTAGCTAGAAACTGGAGGAGCGAGCAGAATGACAATCATTGTTAATGGAAAGAAAGCATACATCAATCCGTCTGTGGTCGATATTACGGGCGGAAAACTTACGGTAGACGGGGCGGTTGTTAAAGCGAAGCTGACAGACAACGAGCAGGACGACGTGATGCACGCATGCGAGTATGACAGTGTCGCGTACATCACCACCGATGATTGAACTGACATACCGCGGCAGGCTCCCTTCGACAAATGACCTTATTCAGCTAAACCGGACTAACCGATTCGCTGGTGCGTCAATGAAAAAGACGTATACTAGGGAGCTTGCAGAGACGTTCAGGGCGCAGACAAGCGAGAGATTTACCGAACATGTCACATGTACCGTGAAATTCTTCGAGGATACCATGCGCCGCGATGACGATAACGTCATCAGCGGTTGCAAGTATCTTTTAGACGGACTAGTGACCGCGGGCATCATAAAAGATGACAGTCCAAAGTACCTGCATCTGAAAGCGGAGCGGTTTCAAAGCAAGTTGTTGGTCGATGGGAAGAAAGTGCCGTACATTACTGTACGAATCGAAGAAAGCGACGTAAAGGATTACATGTAAAGGAGAGCAAAGATGGAAGAACTGAAAATTCACGGACAGTATGAGAAGGAAGATGGAAAGAGAATCATGCGTCTCATCAATGAAATCAAGGTGAGAGGAATACGGCTTGCGAAAATCGTAGACGAAGGAGATATGACGATTATCGCCAATATCATCGCAATGAGACTTCTCCAGTATGCTGCCGAAAAACAAATCGAACGCAGCGAAAAGGAGGTGGGAGAGATTGAGGATAGATTTCTCCATGGCATGATGCTTGTTGAACGCGATAACATGCTGACAGTAGAAGAAATTTTGGGAACAGCCGAAGTCGAAGATGCAGACTTCGACAGGATAACCATTCAGAACAAAGATGGGGTGCTCATGTACTACGGAGACAGAAGCACGGGCATCCCCGAAAAACTCAAGAATGCGTGCGTAGACCACGCAGATCTTAATGAGGACTGGGAATATGTTATTACCTTAGCGAGTGATAAATAAAGGACTGGGAAATTTACGAGGAGGAAGAAAATGAAAGAACGGACAAATCCTTCACCAAATGAAGTATATCGTCATTTTAAGGGTAAGGAATATAAGATCATTGCTATTGCTGAACACACAGAAACAGGCGAAAAATTAGTGATTTACCAAGCCCTATATGGGAAATACGGGATTTACGCTCGCCCGCTGCATATGTTTATGAGTGAAGTGGACACTGTAAAATATCCTAATGCAAAGCAAAAGTACAGATTTGTGAAAGAGGTCAGCAAAAAATGAATTTGTGCGATGTCTATATAGAAAAGATTATCGAAGTAAGAACATACGATAAGTTTGTAATCGCAATCCTTGATACTGATTGCTGGGGATGCAAACGGAAAGGAGAAAAGGTAATTTTCTCAAAAGAGGAATGGGAGAAAGCGAAAAAAGACGGCAAGTATCTTGCTTAGAAAGAGGAGAACAAAAGTGATTACGCTTGGAAGTCTGTTTGACGGTATCGGAGGGTGGCAGCTTGCGGCGGTGAAGAACGGCGTAAAGCCGCTTTGGAGCAGCGAGATAGATCCATTTCCTGCAAGCGTTACGAAAGCGCACTTCCCTGACACCATCCAGTTAGGCGATGTAACGAAAATCGACGGCGCGGAAATTGCGGCGGTAGACATCATCTGTGCAGGAAGTCCGTGCCAGGATTTATCTATCGCAGGAAAGAGAGCAGGGCTTGAAGGAGAGAGGTCAAACCTTTTCTACCAGGCAATGCGAATCGTGAGAGAAATGAGAGGAAAAACGAATGGAGTATACCCAAAATTCTTTGTTTGGGAAAACGTCACAGGGGCATTCTCAAGTAATAGAGGGCGTGACTTTCAGTCTGTGCTTGAAGAAATCGGACAGACCGATATTCCAATGCCTCGTGGTGGAAGATGGGCAAGAGCCGGAATGGTTAGAAGCAAAGAGTGCGGAATCGCATGGCGAACGCTCGATGCTCAATTTTGGGGCGTCCCCCAACATCGCGAGAGAATCTTCCTTGTCGCAGGTTTTAGAGGATGGGGGGGGTACGTCCAGGTACTCTTTAACCCCGAAAGCGTGCGCGGGAATACTTAGACGAGCAAAAGAAAGGGGGAAATGTCTTCCTGAAATGCTGGAAACGGTTTTAGCAAGGCAGGCGCATAATGGAGACTGAAATTTTCCCTACGAAAAGCTATTCGGAGATTAAGAAAGGGCTTCCTGCAAGTACGCTGAAAGCGACGGGTGGGGCATACGATGGAGGAAGTGAGAACTACATTGTGGAAGAAATGAAAATTTACGAAAGCCACGGGATAGACGCACGGTATAACGAACGCGACATTTCCCCAACGTTGGCAGCAAGGATGGGGACAGGAGGCGGCAATGTGCCGTTAAAAATCGAGAAAGGCGTGTGTTTGTGCCAGGGAACCGGAATGTCAAGAAATGGTCCGATCTGCAAAGAGAAAACGGCTTTTACATTGACGAGCGTAGATAGGCACTGCACGGTTGCAATCGGCAAGGACAGCTCTCACTTAACCGCAATTGATGTGGCGCACACGCTAACCGCCTACGATTACAAGGCACAGCAAGCTGTTTTGAAGCGGGGCGAAGCGTTTGTTCGAAGGCTTACACCGCTCGAATGCGAGAGATTGCAGGGGCTTCCGGATAATTGGACGGAAGGCGGAAGTGATTCTAAACGCTATAAAGCGATCGGGAACGGCATGGCGCAGCCTTGTGCGGATTTTGTGATAGAAAAGTTAGCGGAAGTATTGAGAAAGGAGTAATAGCATGATGTATTTTAGCCAGCTTGTAAGCACTATGATGAACCCGGTTATACAAGTTGCGGTAGTAGAAGACGGCGGAGCGATTGAGTATACAGGCGAGTTGTTCGATCTGCCATTCTGCCGTTTCAGAGAATGGCACGATTTCAAGGTGGTTGACATCACGCCGATGTATGCGGAAAAAGAGCAGAAACCGTTTTTGCGGATTGAGATTGATTATGCGGGAGGAAAGAAGAAATGAAACTTAGAGAATTGGTGGAAAAGATTGATAACGATGCCCCTTTATTTATAGTTTGGGGCCCTAACGCTGAAGCTATATTCAAAAGAGAGCACGATCCTGACGTTATTCCAGAGAACTTATTGAAAATGGAAGTCGCAATAGTTTTCAATGAATTTAACTCCCTGCATATACACGTGAAAAGGAATTCGAGGAAGGGTAGCTTTAGAGAACTGCTTAACTGCCTTCATGATTACGAATATATCGACGTGTACGTCGGCAACCGTGATGGCGCGAAAGAAAAAGTATATTCTGGCCGAGTTGCACTTTGCACCAATTATAAATATGACAATTATCTAGTAAAAAGAATTAGTCCTCATAGGTCTGAATGGGGCGATAAACTCGAAATAGAGATAGAACCAGTGCGAAGAGAAGAGGAAGACACGCAGGAGGGAAGAAGAAATGAAACTGATTGATTTATTAAGCGTCATCCCTGATGAATGTAAAATCGGCATTGCGCACCCTGAAGATCAGAGGCATGGAGTTATTGGGTATAAAGATGACGCTATCACGCGATTTGCATACAGGAACAAGCTCATTAAAGAGCAGGTAGAGAACATGGATGTAAGACACGTTTACCCAGCTGCCGATGTACAGGGGGCCGATACACAGCTGTTTGGGATAGATACACTACCGCTTTATGTCAGTCTCGAAATCATAATAGAAATAGAGTAGGAGTTGGTGAAAGAATGTACCTTGAGAAATTAACGAGAGAAGACATAGAAGAGCTGGAAAAAGTTGTCATGGGTTGCGATTCTTTTGACCGCAAGCAAACACAAATTCATATCGACAGTAACCAAAATTTATATGTTACGTTTTGGGAGGAAATACCGCCCGATGACGATGAACCGGAACAAGAAAAATGTTATGCGGAAACGAGGTATGTATATTATGACTTTGAACCGCCTGACATTTGCGACTGGGAGCCTTTCGATCCATCAGAGATAAATGCCGCATACTTCAAGTGGATGGTGGACAAGTTTGGCGAGAAATACATTAAAGACTATTTTGAATATCATACTGGCGTCAAAGTATGATGAGAGGGTGTAGAAAATGACAGTTAGCGAAGTTTTGAAAAACGTGGATAAAAGTCTTGTGCATTTTGCTATTTTTGAATCAATCAATTCGAATAAATCCATGTACGAAAATATCGACACGATAACAAAACGCGGAAGAATTGTTCATCCGAAGTTTCCGTATACATTGGAAGAATTAGAAAATAGGGAAGTGTGCGACATTTTTCCCGATTATTGCCCTGAGCTTTGTCGATATGATGATGACCCGTCAATAAGCGGCATTGATATTGAGGATACCATTGAACCGGTGCTGGTGATAATTGTGAAAGGAAAAGAAAAATGACAGTTGGGGACTTTTTGGAAATCTGCAGTAAAGAGGATGCTGTATGCGTGTATGATGTTGCGACAGATAAATATTTATACGACAGTTACAACAGCAGTTACGGCAGTTTAGAAAACGATAATGTGGACGATAAGATATTACGCATGACTGTGCGCGAGGTGGGGACTGGGAACCAGTTTGGCATTGTTATAACGGTTGATTCATGCAGGAATAATGTTGTCGTATTGTAGGAAGGAGAAACAAGAATGGCTACATCAAATGATTCTAACAATGGGTTTAAAGTAGGCGATATTGTTTACTACCCAATGCTGGGAAGAGGGAAAGTGTGCTCCGTTTCCAAGGAGTTAGATAGATCTATCAGTGTCAAGTTTGACTCTGGTGGTCTCTATAGCTTTTACCCATGGCAGCTTTCCAAGACGCGTCTGGGCAGCTTTTTTGCTTTAGGGTGCGGGGTATCTATTGCTTTAGTGGTGGTAGCGGTCTTTTTAATCGCATGGCTTATATCTTTCATACCTGTTTTTGCAGGGCTTAAATACATTTTTGACTAGGAGGATAAAATGGGAGAACTAAAAGAACCCACGGAAAAGCGGGAAGCGGAAGGTGAAGGTACTAAATATATAGAACGGATGAGAGCACTTCAAAACCACGCAGAGGAACTAGAAAAAAAGAGAAAGCAGATGGAGAAATTCAAAGTTGGTGATAAGGTTCATTCTTCTGCGCTGGGGGATGGAATTGTGACAGAGATTAGGGCGCGAGGTGATTACCCCATTGTAGTAAAATGGGCAAAAGGTTCTCCATATGCTGATTCTCATTCTATTTTTACATTACAAGGACACTACGATGATGGTATGGAGACAGACAACGATATCCACTTATTAGCAGCAGAAGAAGAGGATATCGTGAAAGAGGACAAGATCAAAACAGATGATGCAGTCAATCCATCTCATTATCAAGTTGAAGGCATCCCAGAAGCTATTGAGATTATGGCACACCTGATGACGAAAGAACAGTTTGAAGGCTTCTTGTGGGGTAACATTCTCAAGTATGCGTATCGGTATGGGCGTAAAGGCGACAAGGAAGAGACAGCAGGTAAGATTGCGTGGTATGCAAAGAAGCTGGAAGAGGTGGTCGGCAATGCTGCTGTATGATCTTTTAATCAAAACTAATCCCAAAACGTTAGTGTACGTCTACGATAGTCATGGCCACGCCCTGCTTTTTTACGATTTCCTTGGTGATTGGTTTTACGACGATGTTCTTGCGGGGAAAGAATGGGAAGTTAAGTATTGGAAGCGCGATAGAAACGGCGACGAATTGAGGGTATATGTCACACCGGTAAAGAAAGAGCAGGAAGAGGCGATGAGGAATGAGTAAGAAACAGCTGGCGCAAGCAGGCGTGCTGGCGGCTATGATTACCGTGTTGTTTGAGTGTTTAATGTTTTACCACGCTTGGCTGCTAATCAATGGGATTTGCACTTTAGGGATATTTGCGTGCATCTTCTTCTTGGTAGTACTTGTGTGGACGAAGGGCGCGATTCTTCCGAACCCATATCCATATTGCCACGTGGTATTAAAGAAGAGAGGGAAAGAAGATGAATAAAGTATTCAACGAAGGAGAGCCCGTCTATTCGCCTAAATTTGGGAAGGGGTTCGTTTTAGGCGTCGATGTCGCTAAAGCGACAGGACGGTATCACGTGTTAGTGAGGTTTGAAGGGCTAGGCGACGTGCCATATTTTTGTGACGGTAGCCGCTACGGACGCGCACGCCCGAGCTCGGAGGACATTGCGATTGAAGCAGAATGGCGAGAGATAGAAGAATCATAAGGAGGATACGAATGAATAAGAATATATTGGAATTTTACGGAGTGCTGGCGAACCTCAACATCGCAAAGGAAGAAGCTGCTGAGCTTATCCATGCTATCTCAAAGTGGGAACGAGCACACGGCGTCGGGTACAAAACAGATACCACGCCAGAGAAAGCGAAAGAGAACCTCATTCAGGCGGTGGCGGATTGTCAGAACGCACTGGATAGCATGGTCTATTCACTGCTTTTAGATAGAGATGCGATCAAGAAGAAAATCGAGGAAGCTGATGAAAGGGCAGAGCGGCTTTATAGGGGGAAGGTATGACTTGGAAAAAAGAACACAGCGGATCCTTCGACATGTGTTTCTGTAATTCGGATTGTACAAACAAATCCTGTGACAGATGCAAGAAAAGCAAGCATTTTGAAGCACTACAAGAATACATGAATCGGCATCCGTACTATCGTTATGCGGTTTCTGACTTTAGTTATAAATGCGAGGAGTACAAACATGAATAAAGCAAAAATGCTTCCGCTTGACGATCTGATGGAGCAGATGATTATCAGCGCGGAGCGGTACGCGTTGGGGAGAATGACATACATCGTGAGCGACACGGTTGGCTTCATTCTTCCACTAGTGCCGCACTTAGGCACTAACACGCTGCATGTGTTAGATACAGATTTCCGGTGCGCAGAAGCTGAAAACAAACGGCGCGATGATGATTTTGCTGGCATGGGCTTTGACGTCTGGGGAATGGACTACGATAAGAAACGGTGGTTTGACCTCTGGGGAGCTGTCAAAGGGGAACTCAAAAGGAGAAGAAGTGAGAATGAAACTTAGAGACTTGATCGGGATTTTGATGACAAAAAACTATGAAGGAATCGAGATATACGACGCTGAGAATGTCAGGCAAGAGCGCGGCATGCTGCTTTATGCTCGCAGATGGGATGACAGAGACGTTCAGGAACTGCCTGACGCCTTACTTGATCGAGAAGTCGCCGCGATTTACGGAGACTTAGACTACACTCGCTGCATTGATGACATTTTCGATACGCCTGACGCCGTAACTGTCATTGAATTGAAAGGAGAAGCAGATGGAAACAAGTCTGTATAACTGTATCGAATATGTGTCTACCCTGATCGTGATTTTAGTTTTGGGCTTGTACTACATGTACATCAAGGGAGGAAGATAATGGCGGATGATATTGCAATCGGGTTCGTTGTCGCGTGTGCATTCGTAACTGCCTGCTTTTCCGGGCTATCTTACTATGTACTGCGTGACATTTTGAAAAAGACCGGGGCTTTCGTTGTGATAGTCCCGGACGCGAAGGAGGATAATCATGAGAAAGTTTAGCAAATTGGATCAGTGTATGAAATCGGAATTGCCGATCCGCGCGACGAAGCATAGCGCAGGGTACGATTTTTATGCCGCCGTGCCGGTAGAAATTAAGCCGGGTGAGAAGTATGTTATCCCTACAAATACTGCGGTAGAGATGGACGAAGATGACGTCTTACTCATCTTCCCGCGTTCCAGTTATAGCATAAAGTTCGGGCTGGAGCTTGTTAATTCTGTAGGCGTGATTGACGCAGACTACAAGGACCAGATCTTTATCTGCTATCGCAACACCGGGGATGAACCATTTTTTGTAAAGCGCGGGGATCGTATCGCGCAGGGAGTTTTTGTCAAGTTTTTTAAGACTGATGATGACAGTGCAAGCGGAGAAAGGCGTGGAGGCGTAGGATCGACAGGTGTATGACCTTGGAGAAGGGGCTCTAAGGTCGGTTAGGTGGCACATCGCCAACTATCACAACATCAGAAAGGCAGTTTACGAAAAGAGACTAGAGATGAAACGGAGAAGCGGCGCACCTGAACGACGCTCGCAGGGATTTGTATCGGACCCGACGCAGACGGAAGCATTAAAAAACCTCACGCCCTTGAGAATGGTAACGATATCAGGCGGCGAGGTTCAGAAGCCGGAAACGTGGCTCGCAGCGATTGACAAGGTTATGAACATGCTGGAGCGGCACGATCAGCGTATCATAGAAGTGTCGTTCTGGGAGCATCACACGTGGCAGGCGTCTGTAGATGCCCTGCACATGGATAAAATGACGTATTACAGACGCCGCGACAAACTCATGACACTCTTTGCTATTGAGTGTGCGGCACGCGGGCTAATTCGTATTTAGAGCAATATAAAAGCGGCTATCGTTCTGTAATGATAACCGCTTTTATTTTAGTTCTCTCTCTTTCTCCCGTTTTCACGGGAATAGCAAATAAATAGCAGGTGGGATGGAGCTGATGCGGTTCAGCCCCTCAGAAACTTTAAATGACGCCCCGGTCGTGAAGGCTTGTGTAGATGCCGTCACCGATGATTACATGGTCGAGGACTTCGCAATCTACAAATTTTGCGGCTTCCGCGAAGTTTTTCGTGAGTTCTATATCCTCTTTCGACGGTTCAGGATAGCCGGATGGGTGATTATGCACGAGGATTAAGCCGTAGGCTTTATATCGAATTGCCCACTTCATCGCTTCTTTTACGTCAGCGGGTGCGGCGTTCAGCCCGCCGATGCTGATTTCTTTCCAACCAATCAGCCGGTTTTTAACATTCGTGTAGGCGACGCAGAAATGCTCCTGCGTCTCATGCCGGAGCCGTTCCATGAAGAAACGGGAAACATTTTCAGGGTTTCCGAAGTTTTCACGAGTGCGCTTGTCATACGCGGAATCTAGCCGCTTACCCAACTCAATAGCCGCCGCCACTTTGATCGCCGCTGTTTTAGTCAGTCCGGCAGATACTACAAAGTCTCTCCAATCGGCGGATGAAAGCGCGGTATACTCGCCGCCGTAGGCGTCTACACATTCGCGGACCACGTTCCCTGCTTTCGCCAGGGACTTTTCAGCGTCGCCGCCGATGATGATAGCGAGCAGGTCATACAGACTTGCAATTTTCGCGCTTACCTCAAATCTGTTTACCGGGTAATCTTCTTTCAGTAGTTTCATTTTTATTCTCCCTTCCGGTGGAATACTCCACCAATGACATACATATCTATAGCCGTGTCTCGCTCCGCGTCTCTGACGGCGCGGTCAACGTCTGCCGTATCAAACGTTTCCCAATGGTCCATAAAGCGGAAACCATGGAAAACGTAGTGGACGGATACTGTGGTCATTCTTAACTCCTTCCTTCCCTTTCGGGAAAAACAAAATTTTTAGTGGGGTGGGACTGTTCAGCACAGTCCCTCAGAAGCTATTTGTTATGCGTTGCGGTATATCGTGACGTTGTAGCCGGATTTATCGCTATTTGGCGAAAATAACATTGAGAATACGCCGTCCGCCATGATGTAGCTGCCATATTCGAAGTAGTAGTAACTTTTGTCTCCGTCCGGCAATACTCGGCAGAAATGCGAACTCCGTTTATGCAGTACCCCTGCGGTATTTGCTGGAAGCTCGAGGTGCATTGCCCATTCATATTTTGCTTTATCTTCCCATTTTTTCACGAACCGCGACACATTAGCCGCGTCCATGTGTGCGTTCCCAAAGAACGCGATAGTCTTTCCGTCGTGCAGGCTCATCCATTTTGCTCTGCTGATTTTTTCAAACATTTTGTACCTTCTTTCTCCCCTGACGGGGAATGCATATTATTCGAGGATGGGGTGGGACTGATTGAGGCTCAGTCCCCTAGAAGCCTCACCAGCGGCAAATGAAGCGCGGATCGAAGCAACGACCGCTTGCCGTAACTGCGAATTTCTTCCCGAGGTTTCTTTCCACGATTGCTCGCGTGCATTCGCCTGCAACGATGTTTCCAGCACGGTCGTACTGATTATCGAGTACCCACTTATCGCGAGCATCGCGGGTATCGAAGCATCGGAACTCATATCCGTTTCGCCCTGGACCACCGAAAGATTCATAGGATACATAAATTCCGTAGGCGTTGTATTCTGCGTAGTAGTGTTTCATTTTGTTTCCTCCTTTTCGAAAGTTTCACGAAGCACATCGCACTTGCCCGCGATGCGCGCGATTTTTGTTGCAATGTAATCAAACTCTGGACCATGCTTCGTGCTGCGCTTTGCGTCGCCCTCGAGGTCCGCTGCCATGCCGCGGAGTGCTCCAGCAACTTCGCTAAGTCTGACGACTTCAGCGGTTAATTCGAGTTCTTCTTCTGTAGTCATGATGTTCCTTCTTTCTTCTCCCTTTCGAAGATAACCTTGAGTTGTGTTTAACAACTCATTGCTTGATGACTGTATAATAGCACAACTCTAAGTTGTTGCAAAGGCTAGAAATGAAATTTTTTGTTTTTTCTTGAAATTTATTGTTGTTGACGACAAAGAAGGGCTATAGTATAATGGAGAAAATGCCGATAATATCGGAGAAGGGGGCGATCGAATGGATAGTGAAGAAATGTATGCGTTTATACGGGTCATGCTCGCTCGTGGGAATATCAGCGGAGCGAAGGCGGCGGAGATTCTCGGGTTCACGCAACAGAACTTTAACAAAAAGTCACGTGCTGGGACGCTTCGAGCGTTGGAGCTTGTCAATCTGCTAAATGCTATGGGATATCGTGTTTATGCAGAGCGCGACGGAGAAAGAGTAGAGATTAAGTAATACATATATAGAAAAGCCCCTCGATCATGCGGTCAGGGGCTATTTTATTCGATAAAGTCGGGAAGTTTGCGAAATTATGCGAATTCATCGGGGGGAAACTATGCTATAATAGTATCGTAGAGTAGTGTATAAGATAGTCTATATATATCGCTGTATATATAGAGATATAAAAACGTCTGCGTGCTGGAGAGTAAATCTCCGGTAAGCAGGCGTTTTATAATGTTCGCTTTCGGGTTCCAGGCCAGAGCTTCCAGAGCTTCAGAGAACGTAGAGCGGGAACAGAAGCGGAGAGCGGAGAGCGGAGAGCGGAACACGGAACACGGAAGAAGGAGAGGTGAGACGCGATGGCGGCATGCAGATATAAAGCATGGGAAGCAGAAGATAAGCTCGAGCAGATACGGAAATGGGTTAAAGACGGCTTGTCGGATGCGCAGATAGCGAAGCAGATGGGGATAACGAAGTCACTGCTCAGCAACTGGAGACGGACGCGACCGCGAATCAGGGCGGCGTTAGTGCGGCTCACGCTGATAGACGGAAAGCATGTAGACAAGCATGATATAGCTCCAGGCGGAAAGCGGAAACTCAATAACGTACAAGAGCTGAAAGTAAAGATAGACGGCTGGATAGCTGAGTGTAAGAAGACAGATACACCGATGACAAAGAGCGGACTATGTTTGTGCTTAGATATAAGTAAAGATACATTGAATGCATATTTACATAGTACCGGTGCTGATACTACAGTCTATTCGAAGTCCGAGATTGATGGAGAACTGCACCCTGTCAGCGTTCCCGATTTACTAAAACGAGCGGTATTAGCTATAGAAAACAGCTTAGAGCGTCGCATGATTAGTGGTAAGGGCAACGTCGCTGGCATCATCTTCGACTTAAAGAACAATCATGGATATGCTGATAAGTCCGAGGTAAGCGCGGTAAATACCAATGCTAAGACGGTATCGGATGAAGATATCGACAAGCGCATCGCAGAACTCATGAACAAGTCTGATGTGTTCCGCCGGAGTAGTTGAGATGATAGGTTTATACAGAATCATGTATAAAGGTATCATACAAGCATGGCGATCTATCCCACTTTCTGCATAGTCATTCAGAATGGCAGTATTCTAGGCTATCTCCGGCGGATGACAGTATCTCCGGCGGATGGGCATATGAGTATGCGGTCATGGGTAGGCATGGGCATGGCGTTCGCTCGTCATGGGTCATGGGTATGGGTACGCGTTCCATGGGCGGCTGGCTATGGGCGTGGGCTTGCGTGGGGCATGGGGTGCCTGTGCGGGTGGTAGGAGTCCCATGGATATGGCAGGGGGAGGGGCGAGTGGGGTCCCCATACAAAGGAATCTATTATATGTATACCCCAATCTGGAACTCTAAAGAATTAAAAGGAGTCCCTACTCCAACCTCGAATAGCCGCATAATTCATCGGATTTCACAAAACATGATTTTCTGAAAAAAAATAAAAAAATAAAAAAAGAGGTGCAAACATGACGCAAGGTATTAAATTCATAGAAACATACGAACATGACGACTACTGTAGTCAACTGTATGATGCAGTCAGCGAATACGAAGCGCAGGGCTACACGGTAGAGATTAAACCGCAAATAGAAATAGAAGCCGACCATGACGAGTTTAGCGGTAACGTGAAAGAGGCGAAACACCTGTACACCGCGCTTGTAATTGCGAGCGACACGGCACTTGAAATTGCGAGCGACAAGAGAACGAGAGAATGACGGAGGCTTTTATTGTATATGGGGTAACTGTTAGCTTCCTACTGGTTTATACGATGATAAGGTGAAGCGATATGCTGAGCAGGGCAGAGAAGGAAGAGCTTCTCACATTGATGGAGACGAAGGCATGGAAGAGCGACCCATGGTCGTTTATTCATGGAGCTTGTCTCACGATGGACGAAGCCGACGAAGGGAAAGTAAAGAATTTCCCTGACAAAGAATACTTGAAACGAATCTGCTACTTGGCAGAGAACGAGAAAATTCTTTGCATACCAAAATCAAGACGTATGATGATGACTTGGTGCTGCCTTGCTATCTGCTTATGGGAAGCGATGTACAGGGAGAACCAAACCATATTCATACAGTCAAAGAAGTTCGATGACTCCGCCTACTTGATGGGCGAGAGCCGTTTTATGTTCATGTATAATAATCTCCCTCATAACCGGCATCGCTTCCCTAAGTTGGAGAAGAAGATAAGTTCCGAGAAAGGCTATAGCTTTCTTCGGTTCAGCAACGGAACAACCATCTTTGCCGTAGCTGAAGGTGCTGACCAGCTCCGACAATACACCGCATCGCGCGTATACTGCACGGAAATGGCTTTCTGGGACAACGCCGAGGAAACATGGATGGCACTTAGACCAGTCATTCAGGGCGGCGGACGTATTCTTATAGACAGTTCAGCGAACCCCGGCTTCTTCTCAAAGATCGTCAATGAGAACATCAACGGGATTGAAGATGAACAGGCGATAGAGAAGCACGAAGAGATTAAGGGGCTTACAGAGTATCGAAGAAACGGGGCTTACATTGCGAGGGTTCACTACACCGCAGACCCTGACAAGCGAGACCCCGAGTGGATAAAAGAGCAGAAAGAAGGCTCTACTGCCGCAGGGTGGGAGCGAGAGTATGAAATCAACTGGGACGTATCGCTCGAAAAGCCCTATTATCCAGAGTTCAGGTACGACTACCATGTAGCAGGAAGTCCGTTAAGACCAGACAAGCGGAGACCTTTGGAGCTGGGCTTCGACTACGGGCTTACCCCTGCTACCATCATCTGTCAGACGACGGCAAAAGGGCAGATTCTTGTCCTTAGAGAGTGCCAGTCATGGGATGTCGGCATGAGAAACCATGCCAAAGCCCTGAAAGCAGATTTGGCGGCATACTACTATGGGTTCTCGCTGAATTGTGTAGGCGACCCGGCGGGCAATCAGCGTTCACAGGCAGATGAAAAGACCGCCAATCAGATACTTAGAGATGATTTTGGATGGTATGTTCAGCCGGGTGCATTGTCGCAGACAGAGCGTGCGGAAGCCGTGCGGTGGTTCTTAACCAATATGACGAGCGATGGGAAGCCGATGCTTTTGATCGACCCGTCATGCACATGGATTATAAGAGCTTTGACAGGCGGCTACCACAGAAAGAAAGTAGGAGAGAGACTTCTTGATGAACCTGACAAGAACGAATACTCGCATATCATCGACTGCCTTGCTTATGTTTGTGCGAAGATATACGCACAGACGAAGAACCCATGGCAAAAAGCATGGCAAGATGCACGGAAAAAAGGCCGTATCCGTAAATGGGGGAAGATGTAATGGAAGCTAATGCAGTCATGGCACTTGCCCCGAAGGGCGAGGAAGTCAGCTTAAAGACGCTAAAGAAGAAAGAAATCGACAAAATCATGAGGGCGGTCACTGATGGCAAGCAAGCTGCCAACGACTACTACAAGTCCTCGATTGAGCCGAAAATTCTTGAAAGAGAAGAAATTTATAATGCAACCAAAGGTCACTACAGAAAGAAGTTTGCACGGCTTTCTGAAATGTCTGACTGGGTGTCAAGAGATGTTAAAACCTCCATCGACTGGATTATTCCGCAGGTCATGGAGGTTTTTACAGGTTCAGACAAACCTGTAAGCGTGCAGGCTCGCAACATGGACAAGACCGATGCGGCGAAGAAAACGGAGATGCTGATTCAGTATCAGCTCGACACGAAGAACGACTACACCACCTTCTGCAATGACGTTTGGACAGATTCTCTTAAACTCAACTACGGCGTTGCCAAGGTTTGGTGGAAGCACGAAGAAGAGCATGTACCAATGCAGGTTATGATTAGCCCGATGGACTATGAAATCATGAATCAGCTTTCCAATGCCGCTGCCGCAGGCGACATAGAAGTCACCAAAATCAAGAAGGTGGACGGCGGTTATTACAATGTCGAATACAACGAGATTCGCGTCACCGACAACTACCCTGTGATCGAAAGGGTGCCGCCGTCAGAGTTCCGGTTCACGCCGGATGCATCGTCCATCAATGAGTGCAAATTTGTAGCCCACCGGAAAATCGTAAAAGGGGACTACCTGAAGCGCAGAGAACGTGATGGGGTGTATGAGAACGTGGACGAAGCGTTGAAGAACGCAGGAGACACCAAATACACACAGTACGACACCACGCATAACAGGGGGCTTTCTACAAAGAGCTATCAGCTTACAGATGCGGATAATGCGTCCAAGGACGTAGAGCTTTATGAGTGCTATGTAGACGTAGACTATAACGATGACGGCATCTATGAAAAACTCATCGTTCACACGGTAGGCGACAGTGAAGTGCCACTCAAAATACAGGTAAACAACTTCAAAAGAGTACCGTTCTTCGTAAACTGCTCCGAAAGAGATCCGCAGGTCATCTTCAACGAAAAGGCGGGGTTTGCTGACGTTGTAGAGCAGCAGCAGGACTTAAAGACGGCAGTTATTCGCCAGATGATAGTCAACATCGCAAGATGCAATAGCCCTCAAATGGCGTTTGACCAAGCTAATGTAGACGTAGAAGCCCTTTTGGGCAACGAAGATTTAGTCCCTACCAACGGGATGCCAGGAAACCTCATCTATCCGATTTCTACGCCGCCGATGAGTTCAGCGACCATGAGCCTTGTAGACTATGCGCAGAACGAGATTGAAGCACAGACGGGTTCAACAAGGTACAATCAGGGGCTTGATTCCGAATCCCTGAACAAGACCGCAACGGGCATCACAAGCATTATGGGACAGGCAGAGAAGCGGCAGAAGAACATGGCGCGTCTGTCTGCTGAAAACTTCTTCAAGCCTATATTCCGCTTCTTAATCCAACTCAATCAGCAGTTTGGCGATTCCGAGCAGATGATTAGGGTAGGAGACAAGAATGTGTCTATCTCAAGCGCGGACGTAAACGTAGACTACGACCTTGTGCTGAACGTAGCGCAGGGGGCAGGGACAAAAGAGGCACGTATCAACTACCTGATGGTACTCATCAATCAGATATATCCAGTATTCGCGCAACAGGGAATTGTTGATGAAAACAGCTGGTATGTAGCAGGTAAGACGCTTCTTGAGGAAATGGGGCTGACAAATGCAGAAAAGACGCTGATAGATCCGACAAGCGAACAGTTCAAGCAGGCACAGGCGCAGAAACAACAGTCGCAGCTTGCAATGATGCAGGCACAGCAGCAGGCAGAAATCGCTGCGAAGAAAGCATTGGTAGATGCGAAAGCCGCCGCCGACATAAGAAAGAGCGGTATCCCGAAGGTATCCGCAGGGCTGAACGATCTGCCGCCTGATGCAATAGCCGAGATTTTGAAGAAAATGAACCTTCCTGCAAGTCCTAGAGGAATGGCTCTTAGGAGACCAAATGGATAAGATGACTAGCCGCGAACGGGAAAGACGTTTGCAAGAGATGATAAAGAAGGGGAAAAGCGCGGAGACGCTTTCCTCTTTCCTTGCGGAGTTCCAAAAGACAGAGGAACACGCCGCATTATATGCGCTTCTTCACACATCAAAAGACCCGAACGCCATACGCGCTGATTTGCGTGCGGCGGAGAGGTTCATAGACAACATGATTGCAATCATAAACACAGGTAAGATTGCGGAGTCCAAATTGGAGGATAACTAATGCCAGAGAACGAAACGCCGGTAGAATCCACTCCGGCAGAATCTACACCAGTAGAAACCCACGAAACGCCCGCGGAAGAAAGCCCTCGAATGGGACTTCGCATTGACGAAAGAACAGGCAGGAAGGTCGTAGAGACTATTCCTAGCGGAGCGGAGACAAAAGAGCCGGAGAAAGCCGAACCGACAGAGCAACCACAGGCAGAAGAACCGCCAGCAGAACAACCACAGGTTCAGCAGCCGCAAGTTCAGAAGACGCAGTTCTATTCGCCTGCCGAGCTTTCCCTTGCTATTCAGATGGGACAGGTGGACGAAAGCAAGATACCGCCTGAATATCAGCCGCAGTACCTAGCAATGAAACAACAGAACGCTCCAAAGCCACCGCCGCAAAAGAGCGAGACAGAGCTTCGGAACGAGTTTCTCGATGCGGTCAACAAGGCGGCACACGACAAAGCTATGAAAGATGTCGGTATCACCGAGGATGAGTTATCCATGGGCGAATTTTCCGACAACGATGAAATTCAAACCAAAGTATCCCGATACAAAGCCGCCCTTGATGTAGCACGGTCTCAAATCATCAGCGGATATAGCGAACAGGTTCGTGTTGAGCAGATGAAGGCACAGCAGGAGAACGAGTTCAAGAAGGGCGTTGCGGATTGGATCAGCGAGCAGAGAACAGCCGAGCCGAACTTCGACGAAATCGGGTTCTTTATGCAGGAGCATTACAAAACAATGCCATACGAGAAAGCGGTTGCCATCGCTCCCGCTATTCAGAAAGCCATGCAGGGGAAGCTCGATCCGCAGTCTGCTGAAGTAGTGAAGAACTACTATGAAGATTGCAGGAAGGAGTTTTACGCAAAGAAGAACGGCACATCTACTACACCATCCCCACGCTCCCCATCCGTGGAGAGAAAAGGGACAGGACAGGATGTTGTTAAGCCAATCGACTACGCAGAACAGCTTAGAGCCGCGCCAGTGAGAGATAAATCTAAGATTGTAGAAGCATGGCTTAGCTCCATGAAGCGATAAACACACTTTTGTGTTTATATATATTCAGTTCCTGTAATTACCACCAAGGAGGAAAATAATGCCACAGGACGTAACAAGAAAGCTGGGGCCATCTAGTTCCCAGAGCGTAACCTATGAATCTGTAGGTCAAGCGGAAGATTATTCCCCGATACTCTACAATATCGACCCGACCTCGACACAGATTCTTTCCCGACTTCCAGAGGGCAAGGAAGTCACCGCCACTGATACCATGTGGAAGACAAAACGCCTTGAACCACCGAGTGAAAACGCCCACCTTGAATACGAAGAATACAAGTATCACAAAGTAGGTTCTATTGAAGGGCTGAAAAACTATGTGCAGTTCTTCCAGAACACCGGTCTCATCTCTGACGTACAGCGTAAGGTTAAGAAAATTTACAATGTACCGCAGGGCGATGCTATGAGCGAAGCCAAGACCGATGCATTTACCAAGCAGGCACTTGATATTGAATACGCACTTATCACCAATGACAATGCTCGCATGGGAAGCGAAACAGTAGCTCCTCTCATGGGCGGTGTTCCGTACTTCATGGATCTCGATACCCTTGATGTAACCGCGGCTGCAGAAACAGGCGTATTCACCACCACCAAAGAACATAACCTCAAGACCGGCGATTTTGTTTACTTCATCGGTAAGAAAATGCCTGCTGGTATGAAAGCGGGTGCCGTTTACTACGTAAGACTTGATAAATCCAACCCGAAAACGGCGTTCACCATTTACGACAAGATTCAGGATGCTGTACGCGGCGATGCCTCTGCGACTACGCAGGTAAAGCCGACCGACGCAGGTGCAGAAGTCAAGATTGTTAAATCCAACGTCAAGTCTCTCGGCGGAGCTGCACAGTACACCCTCGATGACATTGACGATGTAATGGCAATGGCGGCGAACCGTGGCGGTAAACCGACTGATGCCTACATGTCTATGGAAAATAAACGCCGCTTCTCCAAACTTGTTTCGGCAATGGCAACCACGCAGCGTCAGCCGAAAACCCGATACGGTTCGGAAGTCGCAGATACTTACGAAACAGACGGCGGCGTAGTTACTGCACACTCCCACCGCATGTATAACTCCGATCGTATTGATATTTACGATTTCGACTACTGGGAACTCCGCTATTTTGAAAAGCCGCATGAAGTCGGTGGATTGGACAAGACCGGCACCTATGATAAATTCGTACTGGAAACCAAACTGACACTCCAGGCATCTCAGCCGAAAGCGTCGGCGTCCATCATCGGCATCAAGAGATAAAAGCAATATGTTTTAGTTAAAGTGAAGGGAATGACTTAGCGTTGTTCCCTTCTTTTTTATTTATGGGGTACTGAAATGATTACCAAGCAGGAAATACGGCTGGAAGATGATGGGACTTGCTACCTTAGAAATACGGTAGATCTGTCAGGGGCTATCGCCCAAGCTAAGGAATATGATGAGATGGGCATGGGGAATGGCAAGAACGGCTACATGCTAGGTGTCATTCCAGAAGAAATGTACCAGTTTGACCCGTGGCTTAAAGAAGCTATGGCAAGAAAGAGAGAAGGGGACATGGCAGGGTATACCACCTACATGCTGAAATTCTTCAAGGTTCATCAGGCACTTGCCGTAAACCATAAGAAATGCATGTGGCATGGGTACGCCGTGCCTCTTATTACAAAGGATTCAGCAAGTCAAAGGAAGCCCGATGCGCTGAATCAGCTTTTGGAGACAGTATGATAAACGTCAAAGACATTATTCAGTCCGTGCGCTTCAAGCAGAAAGACAATAATGAGGTCAAGTTTTCTGACTACGACATTATCCAGTCTCTCAATGAAGCTGTGCGCTATATCAACAGAACCTTTGCACTAAAGAACAGCGATTTCCTTGAAAAAGAGGTAGAGTACCGCCTTGATGAAATCAACACAAAGATTGACGAGGAAAATGAGACGGCAGAGGAGAAGAAACCGCATGTCGAATACAGTGATGGATTCTATTTGCCGGAAGATTTACTCTCTATTGTGTCCATCGTCACCATCAGATTCCGATACCCTCTCCACCCCTGTCCTGCACAGAAGAAACCATGTCACCACGAGTTCAAAGTGCTGAATGGAAAGCTATATGTGCTTGAGGACGTAGCCCTTCTATACAGATATTCTGTCAAGGTGGTCAAGGCAGACGATGTATTGGAGCTTCCCGACATATTCTTAGACCTTATAGTCAAACTGACGGGCATGATACTGAATCAGAATCCACAGGAAGATATTATGGCAGAAGCCAACAAGACGCTCGCCGAAGAGCTTATTCCTGTAAGACGATACGCCAACAGACGAGTGTTCCCGATATGGAGGGTATGATGAAGGTAAAAGACGCTATAGCACGGCTTAAATCTGCCACTCACGACATATCTGACGAATACTCTACCGATGCCTGCCTTGAGTTCATCAACACGGCTATTCAGCAGGTGGCAAGCCTTTTAATAGCCGCCAAATGGCCCGTGCTTGCCAAGGAAACCATTATCAGGGACGGAGACAAGCTCCCCCATAACTACATGGGCGCGTGCGGCACATACCCAATACGCATGACAAGCAATGTAGCAACCATCACCGACGGAAGCGACAGCGTGCGGTTTAGGTATTTTGCCACGCCCGATCTTGTTGGAGTAGATGATGATTTGCCGTTTGACCACGAAGCGATTAACGCGGTAATACTTCGCAGCGCGATACTTCTTGCCTTGAACGAGAATGAGTATGATGTGACGCAGGATAGCAACATCATAAGCACGCTCGAACAGGCTATCAGTACGGGGATGTCATGAGTGAAAAAGAGAAAGTATACATAGAAGCCCCTGACCTTCCCAACGTAGTACAGGGCGACGGGCGATATCTGATGACGCAGTTAAGGCGGTATCTCGCCTCAATCGCCGAACAGGTAAACCTCGCCAACGGATTCAAGGCAAATGAGGAAATAGGGAGTTCAGGGATTGCCCCACCACCAAACTTTACGCTTACATTTTCCGTAGAGGGCGGCGTGTTCAAGTGGAGCGACCCAACGTACTACAATAAACTTGCCTACTATGAAGTGCGGACGAATACCGCAGTCGGCACTTTGTCAGGACTTCTTGAGAGAACGACCAATAACTACTCTTATAAGATGCCTGTATCTGCCGTAGGCACGGCATATCTTTATGCAGTCCTGCAGGACGGAACGGCGTCTAACGGTTCGGCATTGCAGTATAGCAAGAAACGCCCTGAAAAACCGCAAGACATAAACATGTCAAAGAACGCGCAAGGCACGCTGATAAACTACACCTTCATCCCCCTTGACTGCATCGGAGCGCACATATATGTGAACGGCATCATGTATGAAACGCAGGATAACTGGATGCTTTACACGGAAGACGCCGACCAAATCAGCGAGATAGCTGTAGCCTACTACGACAGTTTCGGAGAAGGCGAAAAGGGTTATCTGTATTGCAAAATACCGCAGGTTCAAGATTTCATCGTAGAAAGAAACGGCGCAGTTCTTGACTTCTATTGGAGAAGCGTTGGCGTGCAGGGGGCGGGATACACCGTCCGCGCTTCAACCACGCCCTCATGGGAGAACGGACTTGAGATATTCAAGACAGAGCTATTGAAGAAGAAAATGGAATACCCGAACACAGGGGATATTTATTTCTTAATCAAAGCATACGATGAACACGGAAACTTCTCTCAAAAGGCATCGTGGTTTCTTTTGAAAACCGTGCAAGACCAGCAGAAGAATGTCATCGTCGATTTTGATGAACATCAGACCTTGTACACAGGCAATAAGGTTGGCACTTACTACGATGCGGTGGCACATGGGCTCAGGCTTTCAGAAGGCGTATTCAAGGGGGAATATATCTCCACGGGACACCTGCCATATACGGCAAGGGCGAGAAGCTGGTCGGATTACAAAATAGAGGGCGTCTCTAATACAGACATTGCAATCTCCGATCTAGGCTTCTCCGTCCTTGACGATCGCGCAAAGACTATCAACATGGTAGGCGGCGTGGCGGCAGACCTTGACGGCATTGAGATAAAAACTTATATCGCAGACAAGAACGACGACAAGACGGCACTCATTGAAGCGCCGCTCGATGAGGACTTGCAGACAATGGCAGGAGAAGAGCCGACAGAGCATATCCACTGTGATGTGTTTGATTATGCAAGATGGAGCAAGGGACTAAAGCAGGACGAGCTGACACGCCTTGCGTACAATCTACATACAGGAGCTTCCACGTTCTCGCTTACGTTTAATATAAAAATCGATGACGCGCTTGAATCATGCGCCATAGCGTCTATAGGAGGGGAAAATGGGGATCTTTATCTTCGCTATGATGATGGGCTTGTTCTTGTCGGAAGTGATGGACTATCCCAAAAACTCCCGCTAAACCCAAGCACCATGGACATAATCACTATCGGGGTTTCGCAGTCTGATACAGAGCGCACCCTGTATGCGCTTAACAACAATGCGGTTCTTCAGGGGACAACGCAGTATAAAACCATTAAAGCGCCGCCGATCGGAATCATGACGGCGGTTCGTTTCAACAGTTGAGGTAAACATGCAGAAAGAAAATTTTAGCGTACATGGCGCAGTAACGCTTGTACTTCAAAGAAAGGACGGGGCGTGCATTGCATCCCGTCACAATAACATGATATTGAACAGCGGCATTGATTTCTTATGCAACGCCTTTGGTGCAGGTTCGTCCAGACCGGGCGTGATGAATTACATCGCCGTTGGCACCGGAACGACTGCGGTCGCTGCGGGCGACACTAAACTTGCCACCGAGCTGCTTAGAAAAGCGGCATCCTATTCTCACTCCGCAGGCACGACCAAACTTACAGTACAGACCACATTCAACGCAGGCGAGGCGACAGGCGCAATCACAGAAGCAGGCATCTGCAATGCGTCTAGTGGTGGCATTTTCTTTGACCGCGTAACATTCCCTGTGATTAACAAAGGAGCAAGCGACGTTCTCACCGTTACTTTTGAAATAACGCTGACCCGTGCTTGATATAAAAACTTACCGACATTCGTTCTTTATTGATGATGCAGACAAAATATTCATAGACAACGTGACCGACACGATAGATCACTTCGGGTTCGATGACATATACGTCAAAGATAGTGACGAACTTTCCCTTTCGGATGCAAGCAGAGAAACGACGCGATACTATAGAAGGTTTGCTCTCACGGTATCCATAAACGACGCAAGGCAAGCAAGCCTCCAAAGACGTTTCTATGAAGCCATGAAAGCCAACGACACCAAGAGGATTTCCATCAGAGCATCCCACTTTGAGAGACTTCCAATCCGCGAGCTTGCAAGAAAGAGTATTAAGACCAAAAAATATGATGCTCTCACGGTATCCATAAACGACGCAAGACAAGCAAACCTTCAAAGACAAGAAAGCATACAAGCAGCTGAATTTGTTTGGAAAAACGTGAAGGTGCTCAAAAAAGAGACGCTCTTAAATACCCTTCTCATGCGTTCGCAGAAATCTTTTGATAGATTTATCAAAGAACACATGCAAGCGATAGAAATGCCGTTTAAACGCGTTTATAAGCCATTCGCTGAAAACGCGGCTTTAAGAGATGCTAAAAAGACAAATACAATCAAGAATAGTTATGAGACGCTCTCTCCGAGGGAACACCTCGACAGGAAAGCTGCGTTTGTGCGGATGTTTGGTGAGCGATTGAGCGCAACGGATGACTATCGGCGTCTCTTTGAGATTTTCAAGAAAGAAAATCAAATCAGCATCAGAGATATTAGAATCAAGCAGACGCCTTGCGGAGTGCTTTCAGATATTGTTGTGAACAACCACGGCATAACTCTTGATGAATTTAACCGCCTTGCCAATAAAGCGTCGGGGTATAACACCTTCAGCGAGTTTAAGGTTGGCGAATACGAATACAAAGATGCGATATACAGACTTGCGATTAGAAAGAAGAACGCCGCATCCAACCCGCTTGTGTATGATTATGCAATTCATGTGGATATAGATGACGTAAAGGACAGAGGCGCGGCAGACATACCCGCGGAAGAGACGAAGGTATATTTCAACCGAACCTACTACACAACGCCTGACGTAGTAGTCAATGTGTGCGGCGGGACGGAAGGGGAGCCGGTCATTCCATATATCACCGAGCAGGGCGAGGACGATAGAGGGAAATACTTCAAAATCATTTTACGGAACGCGGCGGGGAAGGTTGTCGCGGGCAGAATTTCTTGGAATAGCAATGGGTACTAAAGTGATAGACAACGAAACTATTTTTATCATATCGGGGATACTGGGGATATGGACGTGGCTATTCAAGGCGTTTGTCATTGAATCCCTGCAAAAGTCCATAGATAATCTTGCCGACACCATAGCCGACACGACAGACAAAGTCCACTACCTCGATACGGCGGTTCAAAAGCACGGCGTGGTTATTGAGGACATAAATCACCGCGTGGAGAAACTTGAACATGAACGCTATAACTGAATTACTAAAGAAAACCATGAACAGTCTGAAAAGCAAGCAATTTGATAAACCTGTCATGAAGGTTGTCATATTCTACTTGCTTTTCGTTGTCCTGCTTCTGTTCACATGGTACGGGGCGTGGATGTATGCCTTCTATAAGACAGGCGCATCCGATTTGGATGCCTTGTCAAAATTCATAGTTATTGTTTTGGGTGCTACGGGGTTCTTCGGGTTCATTATGGCGTGCTTTGTTGATAAGAACCACAATGGAATCCCTGACCAGTTTGAGCAGCCAAAGAAAGGACCACCGCAGGATGAAAAGCATAATCGACATTTCTGACTACTCGGAAAACCTCAACTGGAACGCCATCTCGCAAAAAGAGGATGGCGTTATCATAAAGATTTCAGAAGGGCGAACTATCGCAGAGAAGTTTTTAGAGCATGTGCGAGACGCAATTTCCGCAGAGATGGAATGGGGCGTGTATTGCTTGTCTCACGCTGAAACGACAGAACGAGCAGAAGAAGAAGCTCGTAAGGTTGTAGAATTGTTGGACGAAGTAGGCGTGCCGCCTCTTCACATATGGTTTGATATTGAGCCGTTCATGTCAGACCGTGTTGATGCTGACGACCTGACCGCTATCGCGAGTGCGTTTGTCAGTGAGTGCAACGCCAATGACTACGAGTGCGGCATCTATGGAAACTATTCCTCACTGAACAAGCTCCGAACAGACTTGATGGGAGACTATATCCCCTATTGGTCGGCAGAGCCGGGAAGCGCGCAATGCGACTTCAAGGAAGAGCATCCTGAACTTACTGTGAAGGCATGGCAGTATGAGTTTGATAATACCGAATACGGCGGTGTTGCTGATAAGAATGTGTGGTGGGACGAATAATGCAGAAATTTTCTGACTTTTCTGAAAATGAGCATCTCAACGTCGGCATACCAAAGATGTATGACGATATTCTCACGGCACTTAGCAACTCTAGCGGTAACGCGTTCCCGACTACCAACCTGCAAGTCGGCATGACCTGCTATAGAACGGATTTGAAGCAAGGATACCGACTTTCTTCGTTGACCAATGGAGAACCGACATGGACGCTTTGCGAAGATTCCAACATTCCCTTCAATAACGGATATTTTGACGGAAATGGTGATGAAATAACAAAAACCTACTTAAAGCTGAAAGACAGACTTTTTTCCGTTGATTCAGACGGCGATATAGTATTGAGGTGAAACCATGCAAGACTACGCACCACTTGGAAGCACTGCCACCACTACGGTGAAAGACGGCATACTGAACCACGAGAAGAACATCAACGCGCTCAGATCTACATATAGCGGCACCGCTTTCCCTACGGAAAACCTTGTAGCGGGCATGAAGTGTTACCGTACCGACCTTGGGAAAACATATACGTATAACGGGAAGGCGTGGACGGATTCAGTATCCACCTCTTCACTTACTGTATCAGGGGAAACCAGTGTACCGACACCGGCAACAACAAACAATTCTAAGACGATAGCTAATACTGAATTTGTACATGGCGTGGTAAGTGATTTAGTCAACGGCGCACCGACCGCATTAGACACATTACAAGAGCTTGCGACTGCGTTAGGGAATGATCCTAACTTCTCCACCACCATCTTGAATAAGATAGGTGAGAAGGAAAGCAAGACAGACGCGCAGATAGAGTATAAGAAACTGCAAGATAGTATAGACACGAAACAGAATTTATTGACATTTGATACAACTCCAGAATACGGAAGTGGAAACCCTGTCACCAGTGATGGGATAAAAAAGGCGGTTGACGCAGGCGGGTTACTCACATTAGATTCGGACGGAGATGTCGTACTGAAATGATAATGAGGGGTGAATAAGGAATAAAGCTGATAAAGGTGCTTGTTGGAATGTAGAAATCGGTTATTGGATTAAAGGAGCTGGTCATTATGAATGCTTTACCATCGCAGACTGATATTCTAAGCACACCTGACTTTTGGCTATTACTCTTATGTTATGAGTTTATTAGAGAAGAGAAATTCAGAGAGATTTTAGAATCTATAGAGAAAGTTTCTGATGGCGAAAATATTAACGGAGGAGAATAATATGCTTACCGCAAGAGAATACCTTAAAAGAACTAACGACAGCTTAAAAACATGTGAGTTGCATAATGTTATCTATGAATACTTAGATTGTTTGACTTTGGACACGAAAGACCCTAAAGCAAAGCGCATGTTGCTTAAACTTCATGAGTTAGACTTCGGTCCGTTCTTCGATACCGATATTGCTGTAGACGCCGTAGCCCATATGGAAAACGTGGATGGTACGACTGGGGCGCACTGGAAATTCGCAGAGGTGGAAGAAGAAGCTAAGAAGCGTCACATTGATAGACCAGCTGACTTATACTATGCCATCAATATGTTATACAGTGACCTTTCTAATATTCTTGGTAAAGACCCAGATAAGTATATTGAGGTAGCTAAAGCTCTTTATTGGGATGACCCCGACATGCCAGAAGGTAAACTGTACAAACAGTATGTAGCAACAATCTAATTCTGTATAAATGGAGGGCACATGGAACTTAAAGACACTATTGCTTTAATGAATAGCTCTGACTATAAAGATAGATTTAAAGCAGAATATTATCAAACTAAGATTCGTTATGATAAACTTCATAGAACAATTATTAAGTATGAAGCTGGTACTCTTGATTTTGAACCCACTTGCTCGTTAGAGTTACTAAAAGAACAGGCATCGTATATGGGTAGGTACTTGTACACGTTAGAAGTGCGTGCAGAAATCGAAGGGGTAAAATTGTAAGCTCTATTTCTTATATCAATAGAGAGGATATAAGAAAGGAACGACAAAAATGTTAAAGGAGATGATTATCATGAGCCCTGAACGAAGGGTAGTTAAAGAATGGCTAAGGACGGTTGACCATGAAGAGCTTGATGCGATGCTTCAAGCCGCCATCTTTACGCCCGACGAGCAAAGATATATTCACATGAGACTTATAGAAGGAATGACGTTCAAGGAGATAGCTATCGACCAGTCACTTACAAGGAAGAGTGTGGCTAGGATTGCACGGCGAATCTCTAAAAAGATGTACAAATCCGGCAGAAAACTGGGATATTTTTAGGGCTTTCGTGACACCATTCATCCCTCGCAAAGTAGGATAATACTTATAGGAGGTGGTAGGAATGTATGGATACCCAGACTACCAAACTGGAATGTACGGCGCGATACCGCAAATGCAGGATAGGCTTAACCGCATGGAGCAAGCCTGCGTGCCGCCCATCAGAGGGCGTGTGGTTACAAGCGTGGAAGAAGCGCGTGCCGCACAGATTGGACTTGACGGAACGCCGTCATTCTTTCCTTCTCCGTCTGAAGGAAAGGTGTACGAGAAGGCGATAGATCTAAACGGCATGCCTGTTTTCAAGGTGTATGTACTCTCAAAGGGAGCAACACAGAATACTCTTGAAAGCAGAATCTCCGAATTGGAGAAAGCGGTGTCTATGCTTAAAGGAGGAAACGGACATGAACCCAATGCAACTCATGGGACTGCTGAACCAGTCGAATAACCCCTTGGAACTCATTCAGAACATGGCAGGGCAAAACCCACTTATGGGGAGAGCTTTACAAATGGGGAAGGGCAAGTCCGTTGACGAATTGAAAGTCATCGCCCAGAACCTCGCAAGGCAACGTGGCATGAACGAAAAGCAGCTCGGACAATTTCTTTCAGGGTTCGGTTTACGGCTCTAGCGCGCAGAGCTTTATATATTCTCTACAGGAGGTACAAGAACGATGGAGGGAAATGGTATTCAGCCTGTAATGCCGATTACGGGCGGTTATGGTGACGGATTCGGGTGTGGTGGCGGCATGTGGTTCATGTGGCTTGTCGTTATCTTCGCACTCATGGGTGGCGGCGGCTTCGGCTTTGGAAATCGCGCCGGGCTCACGCAGGCAGAAATGCAGGCAGGGTTCAACCACCAAGACGAGATGTCGCAGATTCGCGGAGTTACCTACGGACTTGCTGATTCGACCTTTGCTCTCAACACTACCATGCTCCAAGGGCAGGCAGGGCTTGAGAAAACGGTCATGCAGGGCAACTATTCGCTCGGCAGTCAACTTGCAGAGAACCGCTTCGCACAACAACAATGTTGCTGCGAAACCAACCGCAACATTGATGCGGTGAGAGCGGAAAACTACAAGAACGCTTGCGAAATCAAGACGGCTATCCACGAAGAAGCGGAAAGAACCCGTGGTCTGATGATGGCAAATCAGCTGCAGGAACTCCGCGACAAACTGGCAGACCGCGACAGAGCACTCCAATCCGCAAACTTCAATCTTTCTCAGGTGGTACAGAACGCAACCATCGTAGGGCAGCTTAAACCGTACCCGACACCGGCGTACATCGTAAACTCGCCTTACCAGTCCTCGACTGGCGGAGCGACCACTACTACCTGACGGTATTTCAAAAAAGCACTCACTTATGTGGGTGCTTTTTGCGTGAGGAAATATGGCAGAATCAAAAAACATATCGCCTAGATCAGATGGGCTTGACAACCTCGGGCGTGACAACAAGGCGTGGGGTGATATATACGGAAAACGCATACACGCTAAAGAATCGTGCGCCGTGACCGGTACCATGTCTGTAGGAAAGAGTGCATCCGTTGGCGGTGATCTATCAGTCACGGGGAACGTTAACGTAAGCTCCGGTGCAACCATCGCCGGAAACGTAACGGCAAACGGAACAATGACGGCAACAAAAGTTTTCAACGCCGTATACAACGACTACGCCGAATACTTCGACCGCGGCGGAGAAACAGAAGCAGGGGAAATCATCGCCCTTGACATGAAATCAGAAGGTGAGAAATACGTCCGTGCAACAGACAAGAGCCTTGTTGTTGTCGGCGTTCAGTCTGACTGCTACGCACAAATCATTGGCGGCGATGCGGTCAATGACGAAGACTTTGAGACGCATAACATTAAGAAATACATCCCTGTAGCCCTTGCGGGGCGTGTTGACGTCAAGGTGAAAGGCAAGGTTTGGCGCGGTGATTTCATTGTACCGTCCGCTATTCCTGGGGTTGGCAAGACGTCAGCAGAGAGAACGCCCGATACAGTCGGGGTTGCCCTAGAGCAGAGCCTTGACGGCGGAATTAAAAAAGTAAAGATGCTGGTGACTAGATGAACGAAAACATTTCTTTGACTGCGACTATCTTCATCACAGACAAGTGCAATCTCGCCTGTAAGTATTGCTACGAAGAAAACAAGCAGTATCAGACAATCAAGAAAGAATACATCGATAAATTCATAGACCTTATCTATACAGAACCGCAGTATAGCAAAAGGAAGTACATCGTCCTTGATTTTATCGGCGGCGAAGCACTTCTTGAGTGGCCACTTATGGAATACGCCATGACAAGGTTTTTAGAGAAAGGGCGAGAGCTTCATCATCCGTGGGTGACGCAACGTCGCTTCACGTTCTTCAACACGACTAACGGCACGCTCTTTGGAGAACCCGCGATACGGGACTTCTTAAATAGGTGGAAGTGCCTTAGGGTTGGTGTGTCCCTCGATGGGTGCAAAAAGGCGCACGATATGAACCGCGTATACCTGAACGGCAAAGGGTCATACGACAAGATTATGGAGAACATGGAGTGGTGGAAGCACCGTGACCACGAGCCTATGGTTAAAGGCACGATGAACCATGACACGCTTCCTATGCTCGCAGACATGCTTATTAACCAAATTCAGCTCGGGTTTGAACCATGGGCGAACCCCATCTATGAACAGAAGTGGACGAAGGAAGATGCCGAAGAGTATTACCGACAACTCCGCAAGGTGGTTGACTTCATCTTTCATCGAAAGCTCCAATTCAAACTGAAGCCAATCGGAAGGCGGCGCGTCATCAAAGAAGATAACGAGAAGAGTAACTATTGCGGGAGCGGCGTATACATGGTAACGCTCGGCATGGATGGGAAACTGTATCCCTGCCACCGCTTCGCAACAGGGCGGCACCGTTACGACATTGGCGACATATGGCACGGCTTTGATAAAGAGAAATTCAAGCGGTTTAGAGATGGGCAAGACAGAATCAACGAGCAGATAGGAAGCACGAAACTGCCACTTTGCTATTCTGCTAACTACGACATTAACGGCACGTTCGATTATCACAGCAACGAAGAAATTATGACAGAGCAGGAATACAGGATTTATGACTACTGGATGGAAAGGATGCGTGAGATGAGTTTATGATCTACGTTTCGGCTATCGCAAAATGGGCGTTGGAGAAGGAAGCACGGGGAGAAATGAAGCTTCCAGGAACCATCTTCGATTTCTTCTATGAGACTGACGACGAGCATTTCTTTGATGACTTCACGCGCGATGATAGTGTTTTCTACCCTAAAGACGGCGCACACTTCTTCTACACGCATGACGGATTTAACGAATACCTCAAAACAACAGGGAACACTCCATGGCCTGATGAGGCAAATTTGAAACCGGTTCAATTCATGAAGGTTATGCCCGATGGATGTGAAGAGTATACGATGGACTGGATAATCGACCATTTCCACGACTTTCACGCCAACTGGGAAAATCTTTGCTATTACTACAGTCCGCTTAATAAAGCGGCTATTCGCATGCAATGGGGAATTAACGAAGCAATCAGCGACTATGTTCCGCTCCGCTACGAGCTCATGGATATGCGAAATACCATATCCGTGCTTATGGACTACATAACAGGGAAACTTACAAAGGCAGAAGAGGAAGCCATTTCTGCTGCATGGGAAAAGCGTGGAGATACCTCCGCCATCAAGGACTACTGCTTTCAAGAAAAGCGCGTCCGTGAAATCGCAAAGACTATCAGAGACAGGCATGAGGAGGAAGTATGAACATCAGCATCACAAAGCTCCATGATATAAAGCTCGACAAGAAGGAAATCGAAGGAATCACAAACGCCGATGAATATATGGTATTTCTTGAAAACATGGCGTTCCTGTTTACTAAACTTTGCAACTACAGTGACAAACTGGATCTTTCCCAAGCGCAAAAGAGATACCGCTCCAACATGGAACGAAATCTTGGCTATTACCTTCTTCGCAGGAGCGACCCTGAATGAATACCAAGCTCACGAAAATCAAAAACATTCGCGTGACCACCGGATATGACTGCAACTGCGCTTGTAAGTATTGTTCACAGAGGAATACGGAAATATCCGAAAGACACAAGGGCGGCGGTACGCAGATAGAAGCCCTCTATGCGCTATTGAAGCAGCCCCATGTCATCAAAGAGGGTGAGCTTTCCGTTGAACTTGAGGGCGGCGAGCCGCTGCTCCATCCCGAAGTCATTAAGGATACGGTCAGACTTTGCGAGCAGGTCAAGAACGAGAGATTGAGTGTGCGCTACAACATCGTATCGAACTGCCAACTTCTGAACGGCAGGGGAAGGGAAATCATCGACTGGTTAAGAGACGGCGGGTATGACTTCCAAATAGCCGTTTCTTTTGACCACGACCAGAAGAACCCAAGAATCATTCGTCCCGACACATATGAATACATGGACAGCTGCGGAGCAAAACTGGTTTACGCCACTTATGTAGTGGCGGGCAAGCACTATCTGCGGAGGGCGAAGCAGAATATCGACTTCCTGAACGAGAAGGGCATTACCCCGATGGTTCTCTGGAACTTCTTTGCTTATGGAGAGCTGAAAGACATTGCCGCAAGGCGCGCCTATCTGAACCTTCTTCGCGGCACAAAGAACCGAGCAAAAGGCGCATCCATGTTCAGCGGTAACATTCAAGACTGTGCATGGATAGGGATAAGTCCATGGGGGCGTTTCTATCCATGCTATCAAGCATCATTCGGCGAACCTGACATTTCTAAAGGCGAGGACTTCGCCTGTACCCACTGTAAGACGTGCGAGCTGAAAGATTATTGCCGTCAGTGCGTGGTAAGGAAAGCCCTTTATGGAGATAACCTTTGCGGACTAATAAAAGTCCATTATGCGTTAGATCATAACGCGGAGGTGACGTAATGGCAGTCAAACACAACAGTATTGTTTCTGCAAGAACGGGCTATATATCTGCCACCATCTTTACCGACTTGCAGAACCTTTTAGAAAACGACGAAGCACTGGACGCCACGCTAAAGCAGGTAGAGGCGAACGCCGCCACCATACAGGCGTGCATGAACAGCTGTAGCCTTTCCTGCGGCGGGAATTGCAAGAATGTATGCGCTGGGTGTTCAAGCAGCTGCGGAGGAAATTGTACAGGTGGATGTACCACCAACTGTCAAAACACATGCCGTAACGGTTGCACTGGATGCGGCAGTGATTGCGCTAATGGCTGCGGCGGCGGCTGCGACGGTGGTTGTGCAGGCGCACCGTAGGAGGGAATATGGACAAACCAACGATTGAGAACAAGGGCGATACGGTAAAAGCCACGCTATATGACAGTCTTAACAAAATGCTTTCAAATGATAAAGAGTTAGACAATCGCACGCAGACCAGCAAGAACATTACCGATGCGGCGTACAAGAAGGTGACGGGCAATGGCACTTAAAAACAGCGCGCTTTCGGCAGCATCGAAAGCGCGGGGAGATAAAATAACCACTTCTATTTATGACGATTTAGCCAAACTCCTTGCTAACGACAATGGGCTTGATACCGACATTCAAGGCACGCTCTCCAAGCAACCTACCGTCATTAACTGCATGAACGGGTGCGCCCTCGGATGTTCCAGTGCATGCAGCAGCACGTGTGGGAACTCCTGTACTGATACGTGCGATAATGGATGTAATGACACCTGCACAAAGAGGTGCAGCAGCTGCGGAAAGACCTGCGCCGGTACGTGTACAAGGAACTGCCGCATGGCTGATCATAGCAACACTTAGCCTTTTGGAGAAAACATGAAGCGATCAAACAAGCATCAAATTCAGCAGATTGTCTTGAACAATCTCACAGGCGGCATTAACACGTCCGATGCCCCTGAACGAATCCCTGAAACAGATATGGTGCGGTGCCAGAATTTCGTCTACGACAATCTGCGGCTTAGAAGCAGAGGAGGAATTTCCCCTACGGACTTTGCTATGCCAAGCAATATCAAGGCACTTTACTATGACGTAGACACAAACACTTCCCTCATTTTCCTCGATGACGGTTCTATATATTCGTGGATGGTCGGTCAATTGCCAATATTGTTAGGAAGTCTTACAGGGAAGAAAAAACCATCATGTGCGAAGTACATGAACAAGGTTTGGATAGCGAGCGGAGATAAGCTCCAATACTACGACTTCCTGACGCTGAATACCGTCATGTCAAGCCCATCATGCGACATTGTATTTCAACGCCTTTCTAGGCTCATGATTACGCTAAGCGGCTCTGATCGTGTATATTTCTCGGCAATCGGAGACCCGACAAGCTGGGACAACATCACTGACAGCTCGCAGGGAACGGTAGATAGTTCCGCACAATGGATTGATATAGGCTATGGGGACAGCGGAGATATAGAAAGCGTCGTGCCGCTTGCCAACGACCTTGTTTTCATTAAATCAAACGGCAACATCTATCAGCTTCAAGGCGACAGAACCCCTTCCTCATGGGTGGTGCCGCCCGCCATTGTGACCAATTCAGACAGCATGGGGACGATGACGGCGGTCAATGTAGGAGCAGACGTTGTGTTCTTTTCCCGCAGAGGGCTGAAATCTCTCTCCACCGTTATGGATTATGGGAATGTAAAGCCGCAGGACATAGGGGATAAATTCAGAAGCCTTCTAACGCAGGACTTATGGAATCCGCAGCTTATCCACCTTAAACGGCATGGCTGTCTCATGCTCCGTGTGACAAGCAATCGTAAAGAATGGGTCTGCTACAACTACCTTATGGGCGTTGCAACAACCATAAAGTTTGCCGTACCCGTAACCGATATTATGGAAACGGTAGATGAAATCTATATTGCAAGCGATACGCAGTTATACCTGTGGGATAAAGACATTATGAGCGACAATGGGACGCCGATAGAATACGAAATTAAGCCGCATGAAATCATTTCTTCGGATGAAATGCTTGTAAAGGCTGTAGATACCAAGTTTACCAACGATGAAGCAGGGACGGTAAATGTAAGCACGAGCAAGCTAAAGGTAGACATGCCGACCAACTCAAGAAGGAAAGTTTTGTGCAACCACTCGACCGACTGCATCGCCCTTGAAGTGAAAGGGACTGACCCATTCACATTTGACCATATTATTTTGGAGGTAGCAGATCTATGAAATCTCTAAAAGAATGGATAGACAAATACGAAAAAGAACGAAACGACCCCTTCGTTATCCCGAAGGGGTTTGACTTTTACTGGCTGCCTGAAAGAGGATTCTCTGAATACTTCTTTGATGGGAAGGGGATACTTGTCGTGTATCAGCTTTGTGGAGACATTCACTTTTGGTTTGATTTAGCGAAGCTGATTTGTCTCGCAAAGGGCGGGCATGCGGTTTCCACCGTATGTATCCTCCCCATTCTTCCGTATCTGCGGCTTCTGAAATTCAAGATTGTAAAGAAGGAAGAGCGAGACGGTCATTTCCGCTTTTGGTGCAAGGATGAAGCAGGTCGTAAGGTCATAGCCACCTACAAAGGGACGGACGAAGAGGGGAACGACAGTTATTATGTGACGGTATACGTTAAAGAACTCTACAAGGAGGAAAACGATGGGTAAAAAAGGCGGTGGTTCTACCACCACGGTGCAGTCCTATCAGCCGACCGCAGAAGAGAAAAGGCTTTGGAAACTGCAAGGCGATTACGAAGAATCTGTCATGCCTAATGCATTGGAGCTGAATGCGAAGGCAAAGAAGCTCCTCGAAAACTCTATAGGCGAAACACAGGTCGATTACAAGAACCTTCTCAATCAGGCACAGGGCATACAGAATACAGCGAATGCAGGGTATCAGGCACTCGCAAACGGTCAGCTTCCGCAGTCGTATCAGGACAACATCAATCAAGCCGTAACGCGGCAGGTCAACGGCTCTATGGGAAACCTATTGCAGAACCTCGGTTCAAACGGCGTTTTGAACAGCTCCGTCACCTCGCAGGGAATACAAGGTATCAACCAAGCTGCGGCGAACACGGCGGCAGACATGTACAATCAGGATATTTCTCAGCTCGCAGACATTTACGGAAACGTGTCAAACATGGCAGGTGCGAACATCTCACTCGGAGCGGCGGCACAGGAAGCGGCGCAGCAACCGGCAATCAACCTTTGGAATACATCCATCGGGCTTGACGGTACGAACCTAGGCGCTATTTCTGCCATGGGCGGCAAAGGGACTTCCACCTCTACGCAGAGGACAAGCGGCGGAAGCGGACTTTGGGGCGGCATCTTAGGTGGGCTTGCTTCAAACAGCGGATTGTTCTGCTTCACAGGTGACACACTAATCAAGACGCCGAACGGAGACAAACCATTGAAACGAATCCGTAAGGGCGACATTATAACAACACCGAATGGTGACGAAAAAGTAACGGACGTAATGACGCCGCATTATGCAAGGGTTTATGCCATCTGCACGGATGAGAGCGAAAACAAGTGCATCAACCTTACCTCCACACAGCCAATGCTCATGGAGGACGGCAATTGGAAAACGTTGGAAGAAATGCGTATCGGAGAGCGTTTCAAAGACCGCGGCAAGATTGTATTGCTTGTTGAAAGCGGCGACAGACTTGTATACGACATTAAAGTGCCAAGCGGCATGTATTATGCTAACGGCTTTATAGCCAAGGCAGGAACAACGGAGTGGTAGCAAATGGCGAACAACAATCAATTAAGTTATCAGACGGCAACTATTGACCCGACCATTGCGGGATATGCGGCGAGAGATCCAGGGTTCGCGTTGGGGCTTTTGCTCGGTCGCGGATGGGTAGAGAATTACAACGAGCGAGGCATCAGAAAACTGCAAGAATCGCTAAAAGGAAAAGATGGACTGACACCTGCTGATGCTAACGCTAATGCGGCGGTAACAAACGCGGCGGGTGGTACGCCTGCCATTAACACAGGGGCTGCTAGTTCGTCTGCCGACACAACCAATGCGGAGACGGCTAGTGCGTCTGCTGACAACGCGAAACCTACACCGCAGATATTCTCGGCGAATCAGAATCCCGTCATGGCGCAGGTAGAGCCGTACAAGATTACCCCTATGGCGGTGCAACCGTCCGACGTGCAAAAGGCGGTCATGGAGAACACTATAGCCAACGCCTCGAACCCACAGGCGGGCGATCCGGGCTACAAGGACGCCCTCATGGCACGTGTAAGAAATATTCTCTACGACCCGAACAACCAATGGGCGCAGTCGGCGGCAAGAGGAGCTATTTACAACAAGCTAAAAGCGATGGGCGATCCGGGCGGTGGAAACCCATATGCCATGGGTAACTACGATGATCCTTCTAAAAACTTTTCGCAGCAGGCACTCGCGCAGTCCTTCGCGAACAAGTGGACACCGCAGGCAGTCATGAACGCCGATGGGACGGTAACGCAGAACACCGCACCGGGATATGTAGCAAACAATCCGCTCCAAGGAGCAAGCATGTACGCCATTCAAGGCAACGCCAATCAGGGCATCCAGTCCCCGGATATGAACGCACAGTTTAGGGCATATCTCAATGGGGAAACGCCGCAGACTGCGCCAGTCCTTGACGCCGTTCAAGCGGTGCAGGCGCAACAGGCAGTCGCTGACAATACGCAGAATGTTACCCCGCCGCAGGCAAAGACCGCAAATTTTACCGACGCTGAACAGGATAAAAAGAGCGATGAACCTGTTCAGCAGGAGCAGGCATCGCAAGAAGAACCAACTGTTTCCAAATCGGAAACAGTTGCTACTGAACAAAATTCCCCAAATGGTAAAACTGTTCAGTACGCGCTTCAAAATAACGTGCAGCCGACACCGCTGAAACCGTTTTCCGTGAAGGATTGGATAGCACAAGTAACGCAGGCAGGCATCGCACAGGGCAGACCGATGAATCAGATACAGGCGGTTATTTCCCGTGGACTTCCTGCTGCGCAAGCCGCAGAGGATAACTATAAGAAGCAAGCGGTTGACGGACTTCTGAGCCGTATCTACAACGGAGACGAAACAACAGGCGGTAAGAACCTCCTCCCGACAATGGAGAACGCCGGCACTACTGTTCCTAAACTCATGCAGACGCTGAATGAGATTGATTCTATCGACCCTGAACGCGGCACGCAGATCCGTGCGATTCTCCCATCCTACAACACCTTCCTAAAGGAGAACATAAGCAACTTCAATAAGGCACGCGACGTGGGATATTCCATAAAGCTCTCCGACCACTCAATGGAAAACAACATCAAGCAGCATGAAAGGCTTGGACAGTTTGATGACGAGAGAACAAAGAACATGGCGAAATGGAAGCATGCCATGAGCGTAGCATGGAAGAACCAAGACCTCGCTGACAGAGCCAACCTTATTTCCAAGTACAGTAACGGGCAGATAACCCCCGACCAAGCCATGGGCATGTTACTTGGACTTGGCGGCAAAGGGAGCGGAGTTGCAAGTGGAGATGTGCAGAAAACTAGCAAAGGAACGCTAGTTATCAACGGCAACGAGCTTAGCAAAACGCAGACAGCGCGTTCTAATGAGCTTGACGCAAATCTTCGGAGAATGAGCGATGAGCTTAAAGGCTATATGGCAAATTCCACCGCCGATGACATTAAGAACGGGGACGGGGGAGACAACCTTGCGAAATCTATAGACGCATTAAACGCCTACATATCAGGGCTTGATGACAAAGACCGTGCGCTGATACCAAACAGCATCTGGGATGGGCTTCAGCAACAGCTGTATGCCGCAAACTATATCAGAGAAAACCTTGCCGGAAACGGAAAGATGGAAAACGCAATCGAATATCTCAAGGCACTTACGCCGGAGACTAGACAAATGTATAACATTATTACGGAATAAGGAGACAAACATTTATGGCATGGGATTGGTTGAAGGATAACAACGATGAGCCAAACGAATTTAAGCCTATTGACGCAAGAGGGCTTCTTGATGGCAAGGAATATCACGACTACTGGACGACTAAACTTCACAATGGGCTTGCTAACGTTCCAAAGAGCCTTTTGGGCGCGGTAGAAAGTATACCGGCGATGGCAGCTAGGACAAGACCCGTTGTCATGCAGGAACTGGAAAACGACCTTGACGGAACGGGGCTTATGGACAGCGACGCCGACAAGGAAGCACTTAGTGATGTAGAAAACCAGATAAAGGGGACTACCGCCCCCATCTGGGAAGGCGCACGCCTTGGTGTTAAGGCAGCTAAAGACGCACTTCCTGATGCAAACTGGGAATCTAACGTCGATGAAAGCCAACTTTCGTATCCAAAGAAAATCGGCGGCATGATTCTTGAGAACGCCCCACTGATGGCGGCACAGCTCGGAGCAAGTATCATAAACCCTGCACTGGGTGTCGCACTTATGGCGGGGAGCATTGCAGGGGACGCATACAACGACCTTACGGAGAAAGGCGTAGACCCGCTTACTGCAGGTCAGGCAGGGTGGCTTGACGCAGCCGCACAAGCTCCGCTTGAAGGCGTCGGCGAAATGGGATGGCTGAAGGCGTTCCGCGAACTTGGCACGGAAGGGGCGGCTAAGCTCATGGGGAAGGCGTTTGTCAAAGAAGGATTGACGGAAGCTGTGCAGGAATTTCCTGATGAGACCATCCCTTACATTGCAGAGCATGGAAGCCTTGATGGGTTTGACTGGGGGCAGCTCGCATCCAACGCAGTTGACGCCGGTGTTGTCGGCGGCATTTACGGCGGCGGCTTTGCGGGAATCGGCAGAGCCATTAACGGCAAGGCGCAAGCCCCACAACAGGAGACGGGGCAAGATAGCGCAGGTGTTGATAACGGCAATGGGGACACACCATCTCCTAGCCCTGCCATACACGCCATGAACCGCCTTGTGAACGAACTCGGCATAGATCCCAAAGCTGCATCCGGCATTGTCGGCGGGCTTATGCTTGAAAGCGGTGGGAACACGACCGACATTTCGCCAACCGCAAAGAACCCGAAAAGCGGCTCCTATGGCATCGGGCAGTGGCTCGGTCCACGCCAAGACGAACTCATGGCGTTTGCAGAAGAAACAGGCGGTGACCCGAACGATCTTGATACACAGATTTCCTTCCTTATTCACGAGCTGAAAGGAAGCGAGAGCGGTGCATTGCAGGAAATAATCAAGGCACAATCCCCCGGTGAAGCAGGACGCCTTGCAGATAAGTTCTATGAACGCTCCGAAGGAACAGACAAGATAAGGAATCAGAAGGCAGCCAACGCCCAAACGATCTACGATATGTTTATGAACGGCGGTGCAAACCCGAACGCAGTATTCAACGGAGGGAAAACGGGTGGCTCTTCCGTTCCCAACCCGAAGAGCGCAGAAGATTTTTTGAAAGACCTTGAGGAAACGCTTCCCGCCGACACAGATGAAGATGTAGAAAAGCTGAACGCCATTCGTAAAGCCATTCAAGGCAAGAACAAGAAAGCGCAGGAAGAACTGGCGGCGCAGTACGGGTGGGGTGGGAACGCCCCTGAAACGGCGCAGGATGCATCCGAGAGTGTGGCACAAGAAAATGTGCAGGCAGGGAATTCCGGCGCAAGCAAGCCTGTAAATAGCTCTTCTAGTGCAGGGAACATCAACAAGAAGCCTGAACAGTCTACCGTCACGGCAACATCGACTATCGAGGAAAAACCGCAAGCAGGGAACGGCGAAGAGAATAAACTCTCGACCGTAAGAACCGGTTCGCCAAGAAATGAGGACGCAAACCTCCCCGTGGCACCGGGGGCGCAGACCTCAACAGGAGCGAAGTCTCCGGTCGCTCCCTCTATGCAGAGTACACCTCTTCCAGCGTCTCCAGCGTTACGGCTGCCACCCGCGAACGCCGCCGCTGTCAAAAAAGAAAACAATGCGCAAGTGCCTCAAGCTAAAATCGAAAAAGCACGCAGTAATCAGAAACTCAAAGAGCTTGTAAAGCAGGCATTTGTCGATGGGGATAAGGACGCATTAGCCCGACTGGGTGCAATGCAAATCAATCCTGATATATTAGAAGCAGTGAAAAACGATGTATTAAGCGCGCATCAGTCGCCGTTGACACTTCCTGCGGCACCTGCCCCTGCAAGAGGCACGACATTGGGTACTGCTGCGCCCATTGCGCTCCCACCTGTAAAAGCAACTGCACCTACCACCGCCACTGTGGCAGCTGGCAAGCCAACCCCCGCAAGCACAGAAGGCGAAAGCGTGCCTGGCACAGATAGCAACGTAAAGTCCAATATTTCTGAAAAGGAGAACAACCATGAGAACACCGAGAAGAACCAGCCCGTACATCACCCCGAAGAAAATAAAAATGACAACGCCAAACCTGAACAAAGTAAGTCGTCAGAAAGCAAAGACCGTAAGACGCCCGAAGGCAAGAACCCTGTAAAGAAAGCTCCACCGAAAGAAACCCCATCTAGCGGCAAGAAAGAAGAACCACATAACGGAAAAGGCTCAGAACAGCAGCCCACCCTTGCGGATGGGTATACCACAGAATCAGGCAGACTGCTTTCGGAATCAGATGCGAGAGATTTTATTGTGAAGCCAGATGGAAGTAAAGAATTTGGACATTTTGGAAAAGAAATTGAAGACGCGACCGGAGGTAAGGTTTTAGCAAAAGGGATTCGGTTGCAGGTTGGCTTTTCTCGAGTTGCCAATGGGAAAGAAACCGGATTTGGAATTATACACATCAAAAAGCGTGAAAGCCAGCTCAAGAAACTAGGCTATAATAATGCCGAAGAATATATTCTGGATATAATCAATAATTTCTCCATAATATACGATTTGGGCGGCGGAAGAATTAAGCTCGCGTCAGTTGGAAGCAAATTTAATGTAATGCCGTTAGACCTTGAATTACAGGGGGATGGGAACGGTTATTATACAGTTGTGACGGCTATTCCCAAAAACACAAAACGCATGCAAAAAGAAGCAGGCAAGAAGATTTTTGATAGGAGCGCATCCCCATCCTCCACTACCGGCAATGGAGCGGTTCAAGATGGTGGTAATAGAAAAAACGCCGGATCTATTCCACAGAGCGCAACCGAAAAATCTAACTTGCCTGCTTCTACCAATAATATAGACGAAACATTGAAAAATGTCAATAACAAGCCTGATTTAGACCTTACCACTGGTAAATCGATTGAAGCGTCGAAGGGGGAAGAGCCTTCCACGCCTAAAGAAACAGTATTCGGCAGTGTAGAAGATGCCGACAAAGATTTGGAGAAGGCATTCGGGCTAAAGCCGGTTGCGAATACAGAACAGACGGTAAAGAAAGCGGCGCAGGAAGCAACGGGAGCAAAGCCCTCGAAAGATGAGATTCACAAGAAGCATAGGCTAGTCGATGACAGTGATGAAGCCATCCAAGGATACATCGACGAGTTCATTAGCAAAACTCGCAACCTAAACGCAGGGTTCGACCCGACTATTCTTGTACCTGTGTTTAAGATTTGTGCCGCGTACACGCAGCGCGGCATTACCAAGTTTGCCGATTTCGCGAGCAAGACTATCGCGGCATTCAAAGCCAAGGGCGTGAAGCAAAAGGATATAGAACCGTGGCTCGCACCCGCATGGGAGGCAGTCAAGTCCTTCCCCGACACGGGCAAAAAGTTCGATGCCAAAAAGCTCGTAGTCGCATTAAAGGCGGTTGGTGCGCGTTATGAAAGCGGATTGAAAACGGCGGATGCTGTCAAAGACGACATTAGAAGCAAGTATGGTGACAAGGCAGCGTCCACCCTTAACGATTATATCGATGCTTCTTTCCGTGGCGTGCAGGCATACTTTGGATATGGTGAGAACGCCAACCCTGAGCCGTCTAAAGTTGGGGACAAGACCGGAGCAGACCTTATAGACTATGCGTTTAATCAGGGCGGTATCATCAATGAAGAAGCCGTTAAAAACCTGACACCTAGCCAAGCTGATGCCGTGTTAAAGATTTTCAACAAGACCGATGATTCCGCAGTGGACAACGCTGATGGAAATGGTACAATGAAGAAAGATGATTCCAAAGGTGTACCAGCAAAGGAGAAAGATGATGTACGAGGACGAGAACAAGGATCTAGCAGACCAGTGGAAGTGGGAGAACCCGGAAAGAGCGGAACAGGTGGAAAAGGAGAACAACGAACCACTAGAGGAAATAGCGAGACGCCGGATAGAGATGGCGGACGAAAACGAGGACCAGACGCTGAAAGTGCTGAACCAAAGAACAAGGGAACAGGCGGAAGCAGAGAACTGGGCCGAGGACAGGCTGAAGATGGAACTCGCATGGAACGAGCAAACGGCGAGGGAACTTCGGCAGGAGGAACTAAGAAGCCTGTAATTTCCCCTAAAGCAGACAAGGTTGAGACGGATATTGCCAAAGGGAAAGTCAAAGATGCAAGGGACGTTCCCGGCAATGACTACATCGCTAAACCAGTTCCACCCGATGCCCAAGGTGCTTCTAAGACGCAGAGGGTGGACAACAATATCGCAGCAATCAAACTTCTTAAAAAGATTGAAAACGAAAACAGAATGGCAACCCCGGCAGAGCAGGAAATCCTTGCAGGATATTCTGGCTGGGGCGGACTGGGCAGTGAAATGAAGAGCGACGCCAAGAGAATGGCACAGCTTAAAGAACTTCTCACCGAAGAGGAATATAATGCGGCGGAGCGAGAGCTATTAACGGCTTTCTACACTCCGCCGTTTGTTATTGGCAGAATGTGGGAACTCGCAGAACATCTCGGATTCAAGGGCGGTCGCGTGCTTGATCCATCTTGCGGTGTTGGCAGTTTCTTCAGCCTGATGCCTGCATCTCTTAGAGAAAGAAGTACCGCACTTCAAGGCGTTGAACTTTCCCCCATCCCTGCAAGAATCGCGAAGCAGCTTTATCAGAGCAAGAAGTTCAAGATAGACAACCAAGATTACACCAAGTTCGACCGTGGCAATGGTTTTTATGATTTAGCTATCACTAATGTTCCATTCTCAAATAGCGTATGGGCACCCGTCCCTGCGATGAGAGATCCCGATGGTCACGTTCATAAGTCGCTTCTTATTCACGACTACTATTTCGCGCAAACATTAGACAAGGTAAGACCGGGTGGGCTCATCGTATTCATGACTTCCAGCGGGACGATGGACAGAGGGACCGGCTATAACAATGCACTTCTTCGCTATCTTTCCAGTAGAGCCAAGCTGGTTGGTATGGTCAGACTTCCTAACACGCTTTTTGCCCCATCGGCAAATGTCGGAACGGATATAGTTGTTTTCAGAAAACTTAACGAAGGCGAGAACCCGGATACCGTTGACGCTACGAATGGTTGGACAGATAACGTTAGATTTATAGAGATGAAAGATGAGGAAGGGCGAAACATCTGGAAACCCATAAATGGATATTACGAAGATAATCCCGATAACATAATTGGCAACCCCGTATTGGTTCGTGATAGATACGGCCATAGAAACATTGAGTTCCATACGTCAAGCAATGCGGAAACGGATAAGAAGCTCGGAGAAGCTATCGCACGACTGCCAGAAAACGTATACGTCCCACGTGAACCCGTTAAGATTAACACACCTTCCCATGTAAAAGAGCTTGCTGACGCAGAGGATGGGCAAAACGTCGGCGACATCATCAAGGGGAAAGATGGACAGTGGGGGCAGGTTGTTATAGACGATAACGGCGAGAAGAAACTGAAACCGTTTGCGAAGAGCGCGCAAGCTAAGGTCGGCACACTCAAAGAGCTGAGCGATTCGCTGAACGATGTACTTGCGAAACAGGTTGATCCAGACGTTTCTGAAGCAGCTCTCTCTAAAGCACGCGAGAAGCTTAACAAGCAATATGATTCGTTCGTAAGAAAATACGGATATATCAACGACAAGACCAATGTGCGTCAGATTTCAGGTTCTCCTATTGCCGGCAGACTTCTCGCCCTTGAACAAAAATACAAGGCTGGGACGAAGGGCAAGGAAAGCACCGCAGAGAAAGCCCCCATTCTGACAGAAAGAACGGCGTACCCTGCGACTGACGACTTAAACATATCCACGACGAGTGATGCACTTGCGTCCTCCCTCCGCAAGTTTGGCTTCGCTGACATAAAATACATGGCGAGCGTACTTGGTAAGAGCGAGGATGCTATCATAAAAGAACTGGGAGACCGTCTCTTCAAAGACCCTGTAAGCGAGCAGTACGTCCCACGTGACGAATATCTTTCTGGCAATGTGCGTCAAAAGCTCGCATTTGCAGAAGATGCCGCACGTTCTGAGCCAGAATATGCGAGAAACGTAGAAGCACTGAAAGCCGTCATCCCTGCCGACATAGAGGTAGAGGACATTGAAATCCCGCTCGGTTCTCCGATCCTTTCCGTGGAAGATACGCAAGCATTCATCGATGACCTCTTGGGCGAGCCAAACGCCGTTGTTGTTCGCTACAATCCCGTTACCACGTACTGGGAAGTAACAACCACGCCTAGATATGGACGCATTTCAGCCCAAGCGCACGAGAAATACGAAATAGCAAGAGTATCCTATGATGACAGAGACAACGTAGGTATCAATACTGTTATTAGTAAGATATTGAACACGGGCAAGATTGAAAGTTCTAACTTCAAGGTCAAGGATGATGATTCCGAAACGGTCAGAAAAGCTAGAGCGGCGGCAGAAGTTAAAGCGCAGACCATAGTAAAGGACATCAACGAAAAACTTAAAGAATGGATTCTGAAAACGCCGGAAGTTAAGCAGCGCGTAGGGCAGTCGTACAACAACAAGTTCAATGCCGTTGTGCCGCGTCACTATGACGGATCGCTTCTCACATTCCCGTGGCTTAATGCCGCTGCCAACATGATGCCGCGAGTGCATCAGGCTGACGCAGTATGGAGAACTATCAACGAGAAGTCGGTTCTTTATGCACACTGTGTAGGCTCTGGCAAAACGTTGACAATGCAAGCGGCAGGGTTGGAGCTTCGCAGAATGGGACTTGCCAACAAAATTGTCTACTGCGTACCGAAAAACGTAGTCAGACAGTTTGAACGTGAGTTCTATCAAGTATGCCCAAGTGCAAAGATTCTTGTTCTTGATAGCTCCACGCTCCCTGATAACATCACGTCTATACACTATGACGTGAAGCCCAAAATGGAGCTTCGAGAAGATCGAAACGGGAAGAAGAAACTTGTCGCGGTTAAAGACGCCGACGGTGTGCCTATCTTCGAGAAAGTAAATGTTTCTGACGAGGAAGCAAAGAAAAGAGAAGTTAGGCTTTCCAAGAGAAACGCCGCGCTCAACCAGATCCTCACGCACGACTGGGACGCCATAATCATGTCTCACGAAACATTCCAAAGACTTCCCATGTCCGATGAATACATGATGCAATTCCGAACTGAAGAGCTTGAAAAATACAAGAGAGCCCTTGCAGAAGAACAGGCAGAGGAACGCCAAGCCGGGAAGAAGAGCAAATCACTCAAAAACATTCAGGAAAAGATTGCCAAGTTAGAAGGGAAACTTAACGCCCTCATTGCAAAAAAGCAGGCGAAAGACTTTGAGTCGCCTTCTTTAGAGGATCTGGGGATAGATCAGCTTTTTGTCGATGAGGCTGACACCTTCAAGAATCTGGAAGTCATGACAAAGTACGGGCAAGTCAAAGGGATTTCTGAATCTGCGGCTGACCGTTCCTTTGATATGCTGATGAAAACGCGGCATCTGCTGCACTCGCCCAACGCGCACGGCGTCGTATTTGCCACCGGCACGCCAATCTCTAACTCCGTTGTAGAGCTTTATACGATGTGCCGATACCTCAATGATGATTCCCTCAAACGTCTTGGCGTGGATTCATTCGATCAATTCGCCAAAATGTTTATCGATATAGGGCAGACCGAAGTGCCAGCCCAAGATGGATCGGGATATGAATACAAGACGGCGGTTCGTGGGCTTAGAAACGCCCCTGAATGCATCAACCTTTTCAAAGAGTTCGCTGATGTAAAAATGGTGGAGGATCTGCCGTATATAGCGGCTGCAAGACCAAAGGCGAAACGTGTTGCAGTAGCGATAGAAGAATCTGCGTGGAATAAGCGGTTTAAGAAAGACATCCGTGCCAGAGTTGCTGCAATAAAGAGCAGCGGCAGGAAAGATCCCCCGATGATTAACAGCAAGAGCAAGGAATCAAAAGCCCATTTCGCCAAGACTGGGGAATACCTACAGGTCGCAGATTCTCCGCTCCTTGTCGCTAATGACCTCAAAAAGGCATCTCTTGCTCCGTTTACTGTTGACGATTCCCTCACTGGCGTCGAGGGTTACGGCAAGATTTGGGCATGCGCTGATAAAATCTACGAAGAATGGAAAGATTCTTCTGATCGTCATGGAGCGCAGCTTGTTTTCTGCGACCAGTCTATTCCTGATAGAAGCAGCAACGATCCGAACGCATACGACGCATTGAAGTCCCGCCTTATAGAGCTTGGTATCCCTGAAAGTGACATAGCATTTGTTCAAGACGCCAAAACAGATAAGGCGCAGGCTGCACTGTTTGAAGCGGTGAACGAAGGCAGGGTTCGTGTTCTCATTGGATCTACGCAGAAGATGGGCGCAGGCACGAACATGCAGCACAAACTTGTGGCACATCATCACCTTGATTGCCCGTGGCGTCCTAGAGATATAGAGCAGCGAGAAGGGCGTATACTTCGCCAAGGGAACGAAAACAAAGAAGTCCGCATCTATAACTATGTAACCAAAGGGACGTATGACGAAAACCTTTGGGACACAGTAAACACCAAGAAGAATGTTATCAATCAGCTCATGATAGGTGACAAGAGTACAAGAAACGCCGACACCAGCGACGTGGATGGAGATAACTTTGAAGCCCTCATAGAACTCGCCAACGCCGACCCTGACACGAAGAGATACCGCCAAGTCATGTCGCAGCTTACGGAGCTTGAATCGGCAAAAACCACCTTTGAGAAGTCGCAGGAACTCTCTAAGCGCGTACTCGTCACAGCGCCGGAACTGATAGACAAGTTCAAGACCGCCATTGAATCCGTCAAAGATGACATGGCAACGCTGGAAAAGACAAGCTCGGCAAAGTTTAGTATGAAAATTGGTCAGGCGGTTTACGAGAACAAAATCGAAGCTAACAAGGCGTTCAGCAAAGAGAAAGAGCATGTCGCCAAAGAGTTTGCAAAGATAGCACATAAGTATGGAGTGGATAACGCCAAGTTCAAGGACGTTAAAATAGCAAGTGCTAGAGGGCTTGATATTTACGTCAGCGGCAACAATCCGTCTTTTAAGGCTGGATTTGCATCGGAAGCTCTTACCGTTTACGCGAAGGGCAAAGATTCTTATGGAGCGGCTACTCCGACCGCAATCGGCGTTTGGAATGCCATGCAAACGCAACCGGCGGCGAAGCTGAAAGGCTATGAGACGGAACTCAAGAAGAACGAATCCGAACTCGCTGAAGCTAAAGAATCACAGGGTGATACCTTCAAAGATGACGAAAAGATTAAATCCCTCCGAGAGGAACAGGAGGAGCTTCGGAAAAAGATTGAAGAGAAAGCCAAACGGCAGAGAGAGTTAGACAGCATCGAGCCTACTCCAATCACACTATACGAAAGCACATCCTTTGGCTCTTATGATTTAGATGTGGATGACCCGGATGTCTATGATATAGAAAACAACATTCGAGACGGGCTCGCGCTGAGCATGAGGGAAAACAATACCGACACTGGAACAGTATCCTTCGACAAGCCGGACAGCTGGGACAAATTCAAGAAGAAGTTCATCGACAAGACAAACTGGGTAGTATATTCCAACGAAAACTCCATTGAGATAACTGCAAGCAAGAAGGATTTGAACGACCTTTATGAAGCAATCGAGAGCCAGGAGGAAACGAAGTATTCCCTTTCCCAAGGCGGCAAGCGCATTTCCCCGGAAGAGATGACAAAGCAGACCCTCTCCGTATTCCCTAACGCGCAGAACATCGAAACCCATGATAATGGCGTATCCTTTGACCTTCCCAACGGCAGTCACGTGGAAGTCAACTTCACAGATGGCACCATCTCCGTAGACCGTGCGAAAGCGCAAAAAGACTACGGCGGCACCCTGAAAGGCAATGAAAAGGCGTCCGGCAAGATTGAGATGGTGGATAAAGATGCACTTATCACCCTTACCATGGACAGCCCTGACGAAACCATATCCCACGAAGCCATGCACCTTGCGTGGAACTTGCTGACCGACAGAGAGCGAAACGCACTTCTTAGAACCTACGGAAGCGAAGAAGGAGCGGCAGAGGGCATGAGAGAGTGGAAGATCCGCCGTAAGATGAAGCAGGGGACAATCGCGGGGAAAATCATGCAGAAGATTTCCGACATGGCGCACAAGCTCCTCTCCTTATTCCATGAGAACGACCAACATGTTTTCCAGAAGCTCGAAAGTGGAGAGATGTGGGAACGCAGCAACGAAAACAACACCGCCGCAAGGAACGTCAAGTACAAGATGAACCCGCTTAACGAAGCGGAGAAGTACCTTAAATCTCACAAGGACTTAGGCGAAAAAGCGGGCGTCTATATCGACCGAACTTTCCGCCCTGATTTAGCAAAGGCGAAAGCCAATCCGAACATCAGCGTGAACAAGGCGGAGAAGAAGAAAGGATGGGGCGTCGCCAATACCGCGCTTAATAACACCGTTCGTTCTCCGTCTCGCATCAAGTCTCCGAAAACAAATTACATTTGGGGACTGGCAGATACGGCACAACGTGAATTGCAGGAACTCCGCGGCAGGTGGACGCATAACTTCGCCGGTGCTATCAAGAACCTTAACAAAGAAGAGAAAGCCCGCTATACGGATATTCTCTGGGAAGAGGACATGAAACAACATGTATTCTCTGACGAAGAACTCCGTGACGCAGGCGTATCTGAAAATGTAATCAAGGCACATCAAAAGACACGTAACCTTCTCGGCAAGATCTACAACGCGGTCAATGCGGTCTATACCAGTGAACGAGTAGAGAACTTCACGTACAAGACGCGCAAAGGGGCGGAAAAAGCACAGAAAGAGCTTGCTAAACGTCCGCACACGTTCGTGATGCACGACATTAGAGAAACGACGAAAGACGGCGAGACCGTGTTCCAAGTATCCATTAAAACGCGCGGATATAAAGAAATCCATAGCGTCATGACCAGTGAAGAGCTTTCAGCACTGTCAAAAGACAAGGATGTATATATCAAAGCGCGGGAGCAAATGGATGATGGCTCTTTCAAGGTTTCTTACCTCGCCTACAACAAACCGCTTACCAACATGGAAGGCTACATGCCGCACATCTTCCACGGCGTACTCATTATGAAGAAGTACACCGATGCAGACGGAAACGTTAAGAGCAAGGTTGTCGGTAGCGCGGACACTATCGAAAAAGCGGTAGTGAAAGCAGATGCCATGCAGAAAGAAGAGGGCGGGGAATTTATCATTGCTCCTAAAGAATTTTCCTCCGAGGGCGAGGTAGAGAACCCGCTCCTCTTAGGTGATATGGACTACTTCAAGCTCATGGAAAACCTTAGCAAAGGTGCATCCCTCACTCTTGATGAAGCTCGGGAAATGACCCATGCGACCATGAAAGGGCGGCACGTTTACTACGGAGCGAAGAGGCACCGTAAAGGCGCAGAAGGGTTTGAGAAGAACGCAATATGGGCTATTCAGCATCACATTGATTCTTCCTCGCGCTATGTTGCCCTTGACCCATTCAAGCAGAAGGCTATCAGCTTCTTCGAGCGTGCCTTCGGCGATTACAACAAGGACTGGACGGGTGAAGCCGCCTTCTGCAAGGGATATATCGATTCTGTTCTCGGAAAGCCAAGCAGACTTGAAACCCTTGCCAACGACTTCCTCCGCCTGTTCCCATGGTTCAAGAACGAAGCAAGACCGGCAAGACGTATGGCGGGCAACCTCACCGGACTGACAGGCGTACTGAAGCTCGGAGCATCCTTGTCATCGGGGTTCGTCAACACCTTGCAGCTCTTCAACTGCGTGGGATATGTTGGCGCAAGGAAAACCGCGGTAGGGTTGAAACGTGCGCTCCATCCGAACGCAGCAGACAAGAAAATACTTGTCGCGTCCGGCGTATCCGAAGAATCTGGGCTTGCTCTCGACAGCATCGGGCATATAACCGCAGAAGGAACGGCACTCTCTAAAGTAGGGAATGTCATAAACTCCGTGAACAACTTCCTTATGAAACCGTTCACCCTCGCCGAAAAGACCATCCGAAAAGCCACTATTCTTGCCGCCTACTACAAGGCAATAGGAGACGGACTTTCTAAGGGCGAGGCTATCCAGTACGCCAGAGACATAAACCGAAAGGTAAACTTCGACTACTCCGTAGCAGATGCACCCCGCATCTTCCGCGCACTTCAAGGCACTGTCATCGGAGACATGGCTCTCCAATTCCAGAAGTACGGCGTAAAAGAAATGGAAGTAATTTCCGACTTCCTGCCGATACTGGGGAATACCACCACGAAGCAGAAGCTCGAGTTCTTCATTCCATACCTTTTGGTATCCGGCATCTGGAACGCTTTCCCATTTGAAGATGCACTTCTTTCCCTGCTGAAACTCCTCGGGTTCGATGATCCAGAAAAAGAGGCGAAACGCGCCATGATGGAATGGGCAGGAAACAACGCTGACAGAAAGGCTCTTGTAAACGTAGCAAACTATGGCGCAGGCGCAATCGTTGGTGTTGATATTTCCCAACGTGTCGGACTGAAGGGCGTGGTGCCGGAAACGTCTAACATCGTGACGGGCGGTCCGCTCGGCTCTACCACCGTTCAGCTCGCGAAGGCGGTACTCAACGGAGATACCAACGGTGCAATGAAGGCTATTTCCCCTGCGGCAGGCAATATTTATGGCGCAGTAGCCGGATATAACACCGATAGCAAGGGCAGAAAGACGGTTGACTACGATACCCGCGACAGAATCGTCCGTGGACTTGGTTTCAGAACAATCAAAGAAGCCAATGCTACCGATGCACAGAGCATCGTCTATAACTACAAGGAGCAGAAAAAGAACGACAGAGCGAAAGCAAAGTCTGAATACTTCAAAGATCCGTCGAGCAGTAACCGTCAGAAGCTCAAAGAGATGGGCTACTCCGACAAAGAGATTAAAGCTCTCAAGGATGACAAGAAGTCCACCAGAGTGGAGCGTTCGCAATCGGGACTTTCCAAAGAGGATAAGAAGAAGCTGAAACCTGTATTCGATTATGTTCAGTAGTCTATATTTACCTGTATAGGGAATAATTTTAGAGGGGCGGTATCCGTATCGCCCCTCATTTTTATTATTGGAGGTATAAATGTGGAAAAAATTAAAACGTGCTTGCGGTGCTATTACCCTGTCTTTATTTGCATTGGCGTTGTGCTTTTGTGTACCATCTACATCTTATGCAGAGGAGACTACGGAATACATCACAATGACGAGCCAGGAATGGAACGACTTCAAGAAGGATTGGAACGAGCAGATGATGGAATGTCAGACGCTCAAAGCCAACTTAACAATGCTCAAGGCGAACTCGACGGAGCAGGAGCAGCTGCTTCTGACATTGCAAGCGAACTGTCAGACCTTAGAAACAAAACTCAACGAGACCAAGCTCTCATTGACGAAAGCACAAAGCTCATTGAATCAAGCGAAGCAAGAGATAGAGACATGCAAGAAAGATTTAGAAGTGTTGAAGAAAGAAATAGAAACCTACAAGCACGAGACAAGAGTGGCGAAGCGTCAACGTGACGGCATCGCCATCGCCGCCTCCATTGCCGTGTTGGTTGCCGCGTGTTAAGCACCTGTCGTATAATAATTGTGAAGGGGGAAAGTTTCTTTTATCTGTCTCAAATTTTCATCCTTTCCCTCTTACTCCTTTCTGAACCATCATTGCCCCAACTAAAAATGATGGTCACGACCAACGCAGACCCCTCACTGGGAGCAGAGGCAAAATGACTCCCACCATTGCTTCGTCTCGGCATACGGAGCATAGCGGATCGTTACGATTCATCATAAGACCCTCCTTAAATCTTGTGCCTCACTGGGAGCAGAGGTAAACCGACTCCCACCATCGCGGCCTTCCATGGAGCGGGGATACCCGTCGGAAACGTAAGCTCATTTATGAGTGGTCGTACCGGGACTTGTGGGGGTTCGATTCCTCCCGCCGCCTTAACAAAAAGTGTGGCGTCCAAGCGTTCTCCTATTGCCGTGTTCAGAACGCGGACGCACCACCTTGTGGAGGGGGTTAGCACAGTGGAAAGTGCAGCGGACTTTGACTTCGCTTACGATGGTTCGATTCCATCACTCCCTGCCAATTTGGGGATATAGCTTAAATGGTAAAGCAAGTGGCTCATAACCGCTTCGATGTGGGTTCAAGTCCCGCTGTCCCCACCATTTCCTTGACTTCACGAAAATGGTTTACAATCTATCTCTCTAGGTGCGAGATTAAATGACACCCACCTGATTTCTGGTCGAGTAGTTCAGCGGTTAGAACGGACGACTTAAGCGTCTAACGATAGTTCAAATCTATCCTTGACCACCAGCGGCTTGCTTTGAGAGACTGCCGTCAATCAGGGCTGAATGCCGCACTACAACCTAACGCGCTTCGCAGGGAAATAAGCGAACCTCTTGTGCCAAACAACACGTTTCTTATTTTATTTATTTACATATGTGACTGATTTTCTTAGGTTTTTATTTTTTACAGCGCGTCGAACTGTAAATTAAACAATTACTGAAAATCTCCCTGCGAAGTGCCAACATCAATGCCTGTCTCAATCCCTATCATGGTGCGAGGCAGGCTTTTATAATCTCGCCAGCACATAGAAATAGGAAGGCGTTAAGTAGATGGTGTTCGTGGATTTATCACAAGATACCACCAAACTACAATGATACGAATACCCCGCTCTTACAGGATCCTGCAAGGCGGGGTATTCGTTTGTATAATGATGTCTGATTACTGAGATATCTCCACGTACAAACAATTTGCGGACAAGTGCAGAGAAGCAGCTCCTGCACTTGTTTGCTTTTGGGAGTCCGGACAGATGGATTTGAAGCAGATAGGCTCGGCGGCGTCGTTGGGCGAAACTGCGATCCATATAAACAAGATGGCGAGCTGCAGCGTGGAGATACCGCATCTGTCTAGCCATATGCAAGAAGTTGCAAAAAGCATCTTGCATATTTCTCTCATGTCGTGTATAATACATTCATCTGACATGGGGTTATAGCTCAGCTGGTTAGAGCGCTTCGTTGACATCGAAGAGGTCTTTGGTTCGAATCCAAATAGTCCCACCATTTGTACATTTGTACGAACAACTCTCTATTCTTACAGGGTTCGTGAGAATAGGGAGTTGTTCTGCGTAATTGTACTGGATTTCAACGTATTCATTACAAATATAGACGGCACGAACAAGAGACGTGAGAAGTATATCGTTATATTTCTCCGTCTCTTTTGCTTTTTCGCGGATTGTTTCAAAGAAAAACTGGATTTTCTCTTCCGTCAATAGCCCACTCCCTTGCATTAGCGATACCTTCGCTAGTTTTTCTTTCAACACGTTCAGGGTTCGTTCGTTTTCATTCAGCGATTCAACCAGCGCATTTGACATGACACCGTTCTCAATAGCCTTTATACAGTTGTCAATTTTCTTTTGACAGCTGGAAATGTGATTTTTTATGGCACGTATTTCCAATTCGCTTTCGTCCCGTGGGCGTAGTTTCACAGCCTGCCTTGCGATTTCTTTTATAGCCTTTTTACTCGATAAAATCTCATGTGTTTTATCACAAACAAGCTTTTCTAACACATCTGCGCGTATGTTTTTGGTCTCACAATACTCGTATCTCGCACTTCTATGGTGGTGTGAACAGCCGTAATAGCAATACTTGGTTCCGTTTTGCGATTTCCCGGAGGTCCCTGATACTTTTGCACCACAGGAGGCGCAAAAAGCTTTCCCCGCTAACAAATAATTGTTGTTTGTCCGGTAAGAGCTACTTTTCATGGCATTTATCCTTTCCTGCACTGCGTGAAACGCTTCTTTGGAGATAATCGGTGGTATTATCCCTTCTTTCTTTATGTCTTTCCATTGAAATGTACCGATATATCGCTCATTATGCAAGATATAATAAACACGGCTGCGCGAAAATACCTTTCCAGCGTCCGTCGTGTACTTTTTGTCGTTCAATTTCCTCTCAATTCTGGCTACCGACATGCCGTCTAGGAACATTTGATATATCATTCGCACGATAGGGGCTTTCTCTTCGTTTATTATCAGACGCCCGCCTTTGTCTAGCTTGTATCCCAGTGGGATAACGCCGCCCGGCCATTTCCCTTCCAGCGCGTTTTGCGTCATGCCGCGCAATACATTTTCCGATAACTCTGCGCTGTAATATTCTGCCATGCCTTCAATGACCGATTCGAGCAAAATCCCTGACGGGTCATCCGCTATGTTTTCCATTGCAGATACGACTTTGACACCATACTTTTTCAGCTTATGCTTGTATTTTGCGCTGTCATAGCGGTTCCTGGCAAATCGGTTCAGCTTATAGACCAGGATGACATTGAAGGCCATGGTAGCGGCGTCTCTGATCATCATCTGGAACTCAGGCCGCTGATCGGAGCGGCCAGTCATAGCGCGGTCCGCATAAGTATGGAGGATGGTGATATTGTTCCGGCGGGCGTAGTCCTCACAAACGCGCAACTGGCCTTCTATGGACTCCTCGCGCTGCCGATCGGACGAATATCTTGCATATATGACGGCCTTTGCGGCCTGTTTTTCTTCTGTTTTAGGCATAAAAAGAGCCTCCTTCTTTGGCATTGGGAGGCTTTATGATATAATATACACATAATCTGCCTCCTTGGATGAGTGGATTATAACCGCAACCTGGTACTGGTAATGCCAGGCTGCATTCCCCTGTCATATTTCGCGATATGGCAGGGGCTTTTTATTTTGTTTTCGCTTTGCTTTGACGCCCGGCAGCTTCCTTTATATATCACTCCCTGACTTTTTCAGCTTAATGAAACGATGCGGCACTCCGCGGCAATTGGCCAGCGTGTAAATAGATGTCCCTGGATGCTCTGCCAGATATCCATCATTCAACAGCAGCTCTACAGCAAACATGTTTGCCAGTCTCTCCACCCGGTCAGCATTGATATCCATGGTGTATGTCTTGAGCCACTGGGTGTTGTCGTTTGGCGTACAAAGCGCATGACCAAGTTCATGCGCACAGACAAACGGCAACATAGATTCCGGTGTCCGTTGGGCATCAATGATAATAAATTTTGAACGTTTATATTTGAGATAGTTGCCGTATTTTCCGCCCAGGTCAGAATACATGATGATGATATTCTGACACGCGGCCAGCCGAAACGGGTCATCTGTTTTATAGCGTCGGATAAGAGCGGCAACTTTTTGCTGCACATCCATAGTCTTAATCCCTCCGGTATTTTTTCGGCGTATATTTCTTCTTGGCTATCTTCTTTGCCTGGATCATGGCAGCCTTGATGGTCGCTTTGAAGGCTTCAATGTCTTCGATATCATCCTCTCCTTCAAAGGCGGCAGAGGAAATAGAGTTCATCATGTCTTCCAGATCTGACTCAATTTCACGTTCATCGCGCCGGTTCAGGTTCGGCTCTTCGTCAAATCCCATAAGCCAGGCAGGGCTGACATGCAAGGCTTTAGCGATTAGAGCAATCTTATCTTGCTTTGGCTCATACTTCCCATTTAGATATTCCGAAAGGGAAGAGTTGCTGATGCCAGTCAGCCTAGATAAATCGGCCTTGCTCATATTTTGTTCTGTGAGTATCTTCTTTATCCTATTGATTAAAATATTGTTCATAATGTATCCCTCTATCCTAGTGAAGCATTCAAATCGTCATCACTATAATATACGATTTCTCGAATAAAATCAATAAAATTTCATCGTTATTTTCGGAAAATCGTTGACACATAGAAAACCATGTGCTATGATTCAGTTAAGAAATTTCGACAAGTCGAAAGCACTGAAAGGGAGGTGAAGGCAATGAGAGGAAAAGAAAGGCCGAAATTTAAGTACGCTTATCTCAGGGGATTTATCCGTGAAAACTTCAAGACGCTTGCAAATTATGCCAGCTTTTTGGGTATATCCCCGTCTACATTGAATGACCGTCTTAATGGCAATACCAGCTTTACTCAGGACGATATTTATAAGACCGCCAACTTTGCCCTTGACAGGAAATTGACGGCAGCTGAAGTAGATCTTCTTTTTTTTAGCTTTTAATTTCGGAAACTCGAAAAATAGAGGAGACAGGTGATATGGATGCTCTTATCCAATACATCATGGATTACATCCGGAGCCATCCGGATGAATACCGGGAATGGCTGAAAGCAAAAGGCCAAGATGAGGATGGGCATGAAGCCCACCTCCAGGATCGGGCTCTGGATTTTGGAAGGCCGGAGGAAGCGTTATGAGGCATAAGAAGTTGAAACTGGCAAATGAGGATGAAGAAGATGACTAGAAATTGCGATTTGGGGCTGTTTCCCCGCCTGATAGAGCAGTGGAGGCTGGAAGAGGAAGCCAAAGAAGCCGAAGAAGCAAGACGGATCCAGCTGGCTTCCCGCCCAAAGTTTGACTCTGATAAGACCCGAGAAGAGTCTTTCGTGGACCTGCTGACTACTTGGGCGGCCTTGACGTGCTTGTTCCTCGATTATGCGCTGTTTATTATCTGCTTCGGGTAAGAAGGAGGAGGCTCATGGTACGCGGCCCACCAAAAAAGCCAATGAACGAAGGACCATTCGTTCATTGGCACAGGAAAATAACCTATTTGTATTATAGCACAGGAGGAAAAGACATGGTAACTATTACATTTTCCGGCGATGCCGAGGAAGTGCTGCTTGAAATGCAGCGGCTTGTGAATATGAAGAAAGTTGAAAAAACGCCAAAGAAAGAAGCCAAAAAGGTAACAAAGGCGCCTAATGAAGAACCGAAGAAGGAAACACCTAAATTGAAAGAAGCCCCCAAGCCTGAGGAACCTAAGCAGGGAGAACCAAAGAAGGAAGAGCCCAAGAAGGTCGAAGAAGCTCCAAAGCCGAAAGAAACCCCAAAGCCTGAAGAACCAAAGCAGGAAGTCAAGAAAGAAGCTCCAAAGGAAGAACCCAAACAGGACGACACCGGCGACGCTCCGATGACAGAGGAGCAGACGGCAGAACTCCGCACGCTGTGCATGAACTATTGCAAGAAAGTACCGGACGGTAAGGAACGGATCAAGCAGCTGCTGAAAGGTAAAGGCTGCGCCCGCGTTACCGATCTGAAGCAGAAGGATATCCCGGAATTCAAAGCACTGGTACAGATCTGATGGGACACGCTATCTTATCCGCCAGTGGGGCGGCCAGGTGGCTGGCCTGCCCGCCCTCTGCTAGGGAAGAGCAGAAATACCCGTCGGAATCTAGCCCTTATGCCCGGGAAGGAACCCGGGCGCACGCCTTAGCGGAAAAGCATCTGAAGCGATATCTCGAGACGGGGGACGCTACCGTAACCTTTGAGGAAGACGCCGGGATGGCTGAGGCCGTGCAGTCCTATGTGGATACGGTTATCGAGAAAATCAACGAGGCTAGAGCGACCAGCAAGGATGCGCAGATATTCGTCGAAAAGAAATTGGATTTTTCCCAATGGGTGCCGTACGGCTTTGGCACGGGCGATGCGGTGATACTCTCCGATGCGTTCCTAGAAATCGTCGATTTGAAATATGGTAAGGGCGTACCGGTAAGCGCAAAAAACAACCCTCAGATGAGGCTATACGCCCTTGGCATGTATGCCCTTATGGGGTGGCTCTATAGCGCCGAGAATGTGCGGATGACCATCGTACAGCCCCGCCTAGACAGCATTAGCATCGAGACCATCACGGTGAAGGAGCTGCTCGCCTGGGGCGAATCCATCAAGGATATAGCTGACAAAGCTTTTCAGGGGGGAGGGGAGTACAAAGCGGGGGATCACTGCCGTTTCTGCCGTGCCCGCAAAGTGTGCCGCACCCGAGCGAACGCTTTGAAAAAGGTGTATCGTAAAGCCTTTGCACCCGGAAACGAACTGGCGCCCGAAGAGATTGCCGAAATCGTACTTCAGGCGAAGAATGTACAGACTTGGTTGGATGAAGTGAAAGAGTACGCCCGTGTAAAGGCCATTAGCGGGGCGAGGTGGCCGGGGCTGAAGCTCGTCCAAGGGCGCAGCGTACGGAAGATTATCAATAAAGAGGATGCGGGGGAATTGCTGGTAAGTGAAGGCTTCCCCCGTGACAAGATTTTCAAAACCCAGCTTTGCACAATTACAGAGCTAGAAAAGGTATGCGGCCGTAAGAAGCTAAAGGAGCTTTTACAGGACCAGCACGGTTACCTCATAAAGCCCAAAGGGGAGCCGACCCTAGTGCCCAGTGATGATAAACGTGAAGAAATTCAAAATATTAAAGACTTGTTTGAGGAGGAATCTCAATGAAAAGTGTACAGATTAAAACCGGTGTTGTTCGTCTGAGTTTTGCCCATGTATTCGAACCGGTAGAGGATGATCGGGGCAATTTGAAATACAGTGCCTCCCTTCTGATCCCCAAAGGCGACACCGCCACGGTAGCCAAATTCAAAAACGCTATCAAGGATATGCTGGCTGATGCAGAAGTAGTTCAGAAGTTGGGAGGAAAGACAAAGGGCATTCACCTCCCGATCAATGACGGGGATGAAAAGTATGAATCCAATCCGAAGATGTACGCCTCCTATAAAGATTGTTACTACGTGAACGCCAAAGCCAATGAAGATTATCCACCGGCGCTTTTCGATAACCACCGTAATGAAATCGTAGACAAAACCTTGATGTATAGCGGCTGCTATGTACAGGCTATCGTGAATCTGTTTCCCTATCACAATAAGGGCAATACCGGTATTGGCGTAGGGCTTCGTGGCCTGATGAAGGTAAGAGACGGGGAAGCCTTGGGGGGTACTGGTGTGTCGGCCAACGACTTCGATGATTTTGGGGATTCTGACGACGATATTTTTTAAGAGGTGAGTGTTATGCCTACACTGTCAATTGACCTGGAAACCTACAGTAGCAACGATATCAAGTCAGGGGTCTACAAGTATGTAGACGCTGACGATTTTGAAATCTTGCTACTGGGGTACGCCTTCGACGATGACCCGGTGCGGGTGGTAGACCTTACCAAAGAGGAGATGCCTGCACCGATTGTGCAGGCTCTTTTCAATTCGTCCATTACCAAAACGGCATTTAATGCCAACTTTGAGATGACATGCTTTAGGAAGCTATTTCCTGAAATGCCCTATGACCAGTGGGAATGCACCTCTGTACTGGCCCTATATAATTCTCTTCCTGTCAGTCTGGCGGAGGTAGCCAAAGCGCTTCATATGGACGAGGACAAGCAGAAGGATATACGGGGCAAGGCACTGATCAACTACTTTTCTAAGCCCTGCAAGCCCACCAAGGCCAATGGGGGCCGTACTAGAAACCGTCCTTCTGATGCACCGGACAAGTGGGCTACCTACATAGAGTACAACCGCCAGGACGTGGTGGTGGAGCGGGCTATACGAAAAAAGTTACTGGAGCTAAAGCCCCCGGAGGAGGAGCATCGGTATTGGCTCCTTGACCGATGGATCAATGACAACGGGGCGCGAATCAATAAGACTCTGGTAAGGAATGCTATCCAGATGGATGCGGATTTCAGAGCCATCATGACGGAGAAGGCCCAAAGGCTTACCGGGCTTTCTAACCCCAATTCGGTTAGCCAACTAAAGGCGTGGCTTGAGGACAAGATACAGAGGCCCATAGCTTCCTTAGACAAGAAAGCCATTGCAGAGATGCTGGGAGACAGCTCACTGCCTTCTATAGCCCATGAGGTGCTAGTGACTAGGCAGCAACTGGGGAAGACCTCAGTAAAGAAATATCAGGCCATGGCCAATGCACTGACTAGGGACGGCCGCATTCATGGTATGTTTCAGTTCTATGGGGCGATGCGGACAGGCCGATGGGCCGGGCGTATTGTCCAACTGCACAACCTGCCGCAAAACCATATGGGGCTGGCGGAGCTGGATGCGGCTAGAAGCATGGTAATGAAGGGGGATATGGAAGCGCTATCTCTCTGCTACCACAGTGTCCCCGATGTGCTTTCTCAGCTCATACGAACGGCCATAGAAGCCGAACCGGGGCACCGCTTTATTGTGGCAGACTACTCCGCTATCGAAGCCCGCGTCATTGCCTGGCTGGCCGGGGAGACTTGGGAACAAAAGGCATTCGCTGAAGGGAAAGACATTTACTGTGCTACGGCTTCTGCGATGTTCCATGTTCCGGTAGTCAAGCACGGTGTCAATGGTCATCTGAGGCAGAAGGGGAAAATAGCCACCCTGGCCTGCGGGTACGGCGGCGGTGTAGGCGCCCTAAAAGCTATGGGGGCTGACAAGATGGGGCTCTCTGATGAAGAGCTGCAAGGCATCGTGACACACTGGCGCAAAGCCAGCCCCAATATCGTACGGTTTTGGTGGGATGTGGATGCCACGGCAAGGCGTGCCATAGAAAAACCCGGCATGCCTATCGCTATCAAGCAAGGAGGCTTTCAATTTTTAGTCAAAAAGGGGGCTCTTTTCGTCCGTCTGCGCTCTGGAAGGCATTTGGTATATATTCGCCCTCGAATTGGTAAGAACCGCTTTGGAGGCGATTCTATCCTCTATGCAGGTATGGAGCAGGGCACTGGGAAATGGGGAACTCTGGAAACCTACGGAGGCAAGTTAGTAGAAAACCTGGTACAGGCTACCGCTAGGGATTGCCTGGCGGCGGCCATGTACCGTTTAAAACAGGCGGGCTATAAAATCCTGATGCATGTGCATGACGAAATCATCATGGAGATGCCGGAAGGGAAAGGCAGCCTGAAGGAAGCTATACAGTTTATGTGCATTAGTGAACCCTGGGAAAAGGGGCTCATTAAAAATGCGGATGGATTTGAACATCATTACTACATGAAGGACTAGGAGGAACTTATAAATGGATACACGAGTATACCACGCTTTTGAACAGCAGGTAGAAATGGGAAAGAAGGGGCTGAAGGTCCTGGAAGACTGGGAAAATATGACAGCAGAACAGAAGGCGGAACTGTATCCCCACGCTTCCGATTATGCGGCTATGGTAGATAGAGTGGCCAAGAGCAAGCAGTATTGCTCGGACTGCATCGAGGCGGCGCAGACCGTTGTAGACGCCATGGACGCTATGAAGAATATGGAGGTAGAAAAGAAACCAAAGCGCACGAAGAAAGCAAAGAAAGAAGAACCTAAGAAGGATCCAGACTTATTCGACGAAAAGCCAGACGAAGAACTCGATGATCTATTCTAAGAAGGTGTCTTATGAAAACTTTAGCGGTCTACGAAAACGACAAGCTTTTTTCTGCTATTCGTGTCATCGGCCCGGTCGCTGTTGAATCGGGGGCGCTTTATACCATGGGAAAGAGGACAGTCCAGTTCATATGTACCTCCTGCGAATCAGGGTTCCTGACTTGTTGCGGCCTTCCAAACTCCATATATCCTTTTTCAGATATTGCGCAGTATCACTGCCCTTTGTGCGGCCGTTACCTGAGTTTATACGATAACTATACGGCGCTCGAGTACTGGCGTTCTAACAATCGCCCACTGTACATTCCCTATAAGATCCGACTGTCTTTGGAAGAATACAAGAACTTTCTGGATTTGGATATCGTAACGGTCAATGCCCGATTGGACACGGAAAAATTTGCACTGTGCGGCATGCGGAGAAGGTTAAAAATCCGTTTTGACTGTAAGAACCATTCTGTGGAGGTGCTAAGGGCGGGCGGTCAGCGACTTGAACGCCTGGGGATGGTTTGGCCATTCAGGGTGGTAGAGGGGGATGTGCCCGAGGGGTATATCCGGCTAAGGGATACCCCGCTTAAGTATCTAAGTAAGGATAGCAGCATTCACGGCGAGGAACGGAAAAAGCTAGATGCCTTTATCCGGGCGCTCTACGCGGCGGTGACGGAAAGGCTAGAAAAGCGAGTGGGGCATAAAATACGATCCGTGTATGTACCGTCAAAGGGTGGGAAGTTTAAACGGGGAATGTTAGATGACCCTTTGGCCAATCTGGCCTGGCGTTGGACCTTCCCAGAGGGGCGAAACCTCACTTGTGATGAACGCTTATTTATACCCGATAAGTACGAGATTTTAGACCTGATGAACCTGATGGACAGGGGAAGACATGGGGAGCCTTACGTATACGCTATGAAGAGGACCTATAGGCTTCCTGGGGGCAAGAAAACACTGGCGCTACTTCCTACCGTGCCTCTCATGGATCTGGACAACCTCAAGCAGCTAGGCGTTATTCTCAAGACCCCTGAGTACTTTGTGGAAGGGGCGGCGAAGTGCCTGCAAACGATAAGCCGCCATAAAACGATATCGTGCCCCTTTACTATTGCGCTTCTACAGCACCGGGGAAGTGCGGCGGTGAAGAACTTTGTGATGAAGCTTCTTACTGCAGACTGGGGGACGGAGGAGGATGACACGACCCGCACTTATGACCTACTTACAGACGAAAACAAGGCTCTATTCTGGGCGCAGAAACCACGGTCCCGAGATATGCACGATGCTTTGACAAGGCTGTATGACAAACAGGTATACAAGGATATCCCATTACATTATGATGCCGAGGAAAGGAACATGGAAAAGGAAGTAGACGGCTTCCTTTTCAGCCTTCCTAAAAGTACGGGGATTATCCGGGAGACAGGACGGCGGATGCACAACTGTGTGGGATCCTACTGCGACCGTGTGCGGGCGAAAGATTCGCTGATTGTAGTAGGTTATAAGGACCATACGCCTAAAATCTGCATCGAGGTAAGACGCCGTAGCCTTATACAAGCAAAGCTTTTTGCCAATGAGGCAGTTAGCCGTGTACCAGACGTAAACGCCGCGGTCGTTACCTGGGCGAAACAGTGCGGTATTAGCTACAATACCACGTCGGACGTGAGGGAGGTGACAACTTGAATAAGGAATTAGCTATAGCTACGGCTCCCAGCCGTTTCTCAAAGAGCTGGAAGAATCGGACGACGACATGGGACGAACTGGTAGCGCGGCTAGAAACCCCGGCGAGAACCGGGGAGACTATGTCAGAGTACCGCGCCATGAAGAAGTCAGAGCGAGATAACCGTAAGGATGTGGGCGGCTTCGTGTGTGGCCGCCTGAAGGATGGACGGCGCAAGAAAGATTGTGTCTTGTATCGTAGTGCAGTAACACTCGATGCCGATTCCGCCAGTAGGGACTTTCTAGACCGTTTGGGCGTGCTGCCCTGCGCTTGGGCGGTTTACTCCACCCACAGCCATACGGAGGAGTCGCCGCGGTATCGTCTGGTTGTGCCTTTAGGTAGAAATGTAACGCCTGAAGAATACCAGGCCATTTCTAGGAAGCTGGCGGACATGGTGGATATAGAAGCCATGGATCCCACTACCTACGATATTGAACGGTTGATGTATCTGCCTTCCTGCCCTAGCGATGCGCCCTATATCATGCGGCACCAGGATACGGAGTTTCTAGACCCGGACGCGATACTGGCCACCTATGAGGACTGGCGCGACGTGTCTACCTGGCCGGCCAGTGCTAGAGAATCCAAAGTTATCAAGAAGCTGGCCACGGGAAGACAGGCGGACCCGCTGACGAAAGGGGGCGTTATCGGCGCTTTCTGCAGGGCCTACCCTATCTCTAGGGCGATTGGGGGCTTCCTGGCCAACGTCTATACCCCGACAGAGAAAGATGATCGCTACACCTATGCCCCCGGGAGTACGGTGGGCGGGGCGGTGGTGTACGATGATAAGTTTATGTATTCCCATCATGCCACGGATCCGGCGGGTAACAGGCTGTGTAATGCCTTCGATCTGGTACGGATTCACTACTTTGGCGATCAGGACGAGGATGTAGATCCGAACACGCCTGCGAATCGACTGCCTTCTTTTATGGCGATGAAAAAGCTCGCTAGAAACGATCCGGATGTCAAGGAAATACTAAGGAATGAGAGCCTGGCCAGTCTGGGGGCGGCCTTTGGCGAAGAAAAGGTCGAGGGTACAGATTGGAAAGCGCGGCTTGAATGGAGTGACGGGGAACACCCCAAAATACTTCCTAATGCGTTCAATTTCAAACTGATACTAGAAAACGACGAGAACCTGAAAGACGCGGTAGGTACGAACACTTTTGCATCCCGTATGCAGATAAAGCATAAAGTCCCCTGGCGAACCCGGGAAGACTATAGGGATTCGAACTGGAGGGACACCGACGACGCGGGGCTTCGTAACTATCTATCAACCACCTACAAATTGGTCAGCCGTCAAGTCATCGATGATGCCCTGTCCGAAGTGGCGGGGAGGCACGCCTTCCACCCGGTCAGGGAGTATCTGGCGGGGCTTACCTGGGACGGCACGCCACGAGCTAGGAGTATTTTCATCGACTGGCTGGGGGCAGAGGATAGCAGCTACACACGGGAGGTAACGGAGAAGTGGCTGCGGGCTGCTGTGACCCGCGTCATGCGGCCGGGGTATAAGTTCGACTATTGTCTGGTACTCTTGGGTCCGCAAGGTATCGGTAAAAGTACGGTGCTGGCCAGGCTAGGGGGCCGCTGGTTCTGTGATTCCCTGGTGTCTTTCAAAGGCAAGGATGCTATGGAGATGCTGCTAGGTCATACGATCATCGAGCTTTCTGAAATGCAGGCGGCCACCCGGGCGGAGAATGACCAGGTCAAGGCCTTTATTTCTCGTACAGAGGACAAGTACCGGGCGGCCTATGGTCGTCGGTATCAAAGTTATCCCCGCCAATGCGTCTTTGCTGCCACCACCAATGAAACCGATTTCTTGAAGGATAGGACCGGCGGCCGCCGCTTCTGGGCGCTTTCCTGTGAAACGATGGGGCGGCCTATCGCGGATCTGGATAGAGACTACATCGATCAGCTGTGGGCGGAGGTATATCAGTGGTATCGGGAAAAGGAAACCATTGACCTGGAGCTTTCCGCGGAAAGCCTCAAGGTAGCGAGAAGGCTGCAAGAAGAGCATACAGAAGGTGCGGAACGGAAAGCACTGGTGCAGTCTTACTTGGATACGTTGCTGCCGGAAGACTGGGAGACCCTGGATATAGGCTCCCGACGCTATTATCTACGGGATCCGGCGCAGATAGCGGAGAAGGGAAAGGTACAGCGGCGCAGGGTCTGCATCCTAGAAATCTGGTGTGAACTGCTGGAAGGAAACAAGAAGGATATGAAGAACCTGGACGCGAGGGAGCTCAATGCCATTATGCAGTCGCTGCCCGATTGGAAGGCGGGGACGACGGCGAGATTCGGGGGCGAGTATGGTACCCAAAGAGTCTATTTTAGAAGTGATTAGGTTTACAAAGACGGGGCGAAAGATGTAAACGGAAATATTTTTAGGCGTAAACGCAATTATAATTTCGTTTACGCCTTCTGTTTACGCTTCGAGCCCCGATACTATCGAAGTTTATTGGATGTGTAAACAATGTAAACAATTTTTCTATAGAGATCTTGAAATTAGGCAATTTAGAGACTTTATAAAGCCTCTATTTTCTCTAATTCCTCTAATTCGCCCTATCTAAGTAAAACTCTGTTTATTCGTTTACACCGTTTACAGGAAGGAGAATGAAGATGCTAGACGAGAACAAAGTTGACAAATATCTCTCTAGAATTGTCAGCCGGGAGGGCGGGCTTAGTTTGAAATTTGTATCCCCCGGAATGGCAGGGGTGCCCGATCGGATGGTCATACTACCGGGCGGCATTATCTGGTTTGTAGAGCTGAAGGCGCCTCATAAGAAACCTAGGGCCTTGCAGCGGGTTGTGATGAGGAGACTCCGGCGGCTGGGGTGTCAGGTGGTAACCATTGACGACAAGAGGACGGCCAAGGCCTTCGTGGGTCTATGGGTAAGGAGGCGTGATCATGCGGTTTGTCCCACACAAGTATCAACAGAACGTAATTAACCATATCTTGTCCCACCATGGCACGGGGGTATTTCTGGATATGGGGCTGGGGAAAACAGCGATCACTTTGATGGCCATACTGATAGAAATCTATGATCTTCTGGAAGTTGACAAGGTTCTGATCATCGCACCTAAAAAGGTGGCGGAGGCTACCTGGCAGGACGAGGCGGCCAAGTGGGAGGATTTCAAGGGCTTACGCATCAGTACCGTACTGGGGGCGGAAAAGCAGCGCATAAGGGCTTTGGCCACGGAGGCCGATATCTATATCATTAACCGGGAAAATACGGAGTGGCTCATACAGCACTACAAGGGGAAGCTTCCTTTTACCATGTTGGTGGTCGACGAGAGCACCAGTTTCAAGGACCCGAAGACAAGACGGTGGAGGGCGCTTAAGAAGGTACGGGCTTGCTTCCGTAAGGTTATTATCCTGACAGGTACGCCAATGCCAAACAGCCTGATGGATCTGTGGGCGCAGATTTATTTACTGGACGGCGGCGATAGGCTGGGGAAGACAATTACGGAGTATCGAAATAACTATTTCATACCGGATAAACAGAACGGCCCCATCGTGTATAGCTACCGCATCCGAAACGAGGAAGCAGAAAGAGAGGTGTATGACCGTATCAAGGATATCTGTATTTCTATGAAGGCGTCGGATTACTTGGAGCTTCCTGAAAGGCTCCCTCCGGTGGAGGTTCCTGTAGTACTGGATGCCAAAGCGTGGGGGGTCTACAAGAAGATGGAGAAGGACTGTGTATTGGAACTGCAGGGAAAGGAGATAACGGCTACCGCGGCCGCAGCGGTAAGTAATAAGTTGCTTCAGATGGCTAACGGGGCGGTATATGACGATGAGAAAAATGTGGTGGAAGTACACCGGGCTAAACTGGCGGTGTTAAGGGAAATCGTAGACGCTGTCAGTGGTCCGGTTCTTGTGTTCTATAATTTCCGCCATGACTTAGCTAGGATTTTGGAGGAATTCAAGGAAGCCAGAGAGCTAAAGAACGCAGAGGATATCCGCGCGTGGAATGCGGGGCATATCAAGATGCTACTGGCCCATCCGGCCAGCGCCGGCTATGGGCTAAATCTACAAGCGGGCGGCCATATTATCGTGTGGTATGGTCTTACGTGGAGCCTGGAGCAGTATTTACAGGCCAATGCCCGACTGGACCGTCAGGGGCAGAAAGAGCCCGTTATCATCCATCACCTGATAGCTAAGGGTACGGTGGACGAGGCGGTGATGCTGGCTTTGGCTACAAAGAAAAAAGGGCAGGACGCTATGATGGCGGCTGTCGGTGAATTGGTACGAGGAGGTGAGAGTAGTGGAAAATAAAGAAATCGATCAATATATCGAAGAACTGGAAGAACAGAAAGACGAGCGGGAGGTCGCGGCTATTATTCTGGGGGTCGCCTTCATTGGAGTCCTTGGTATTTTAGTGACCGTCAGTATCTGTGGAGGTTTGGGCTAATGGCTAAGGCAGGAATGAAGCGTTATGTGAGCAATCATAAGGACCCGACATATGATCAAGCTTTGGGAAATATCCGAAAGCAAGAAAGAGCGGCCGCTTTTACGGCGATGCTAAAGGTACGTAGGATGCTAGAGGCGGCGGGCTATGTTCTGTGGTGCGATCTGAAAATCAGAAGCGATAGAAGCGGCGAGGTCTATGTGAGTAAGGGCCGGAAACAAATATTATCTTCCATAAGGTGAAAGAAGGAGGCAGATAGATGAGTGAAGCGAAGGATTTTCTGGAAATGGTACGGGAAAAGCGCAGGAAGGTGCGGCGCATGGAAGAGGCGCTGGCGGAGAATACGGCTCGGGCAGAATCGGTGACGGGGCTCGCCTTCACCGAGCGGGTGCAGACCTCGAACAAATCCACCATCGATGCCAAGCTGGCAGCTCTCGAAGAAGAGCGGCAGAAGCTGGTGGACGCACAGAACGAGCTGGAAGACATGACGGAACGGGCCAAAGCCCTCATCAACACGGTCGGGGACGATGAGGTGACGTGGCAGATCCTGTGGCACCGCTATATCCTCGGGGAGAGCCGGAAAGAGATGTCCGCCCGGCTGCACTATAGCAGGACCAGTATGTATCTGAAACTCGAGCAGGGATTGGGCTTGATTCAAGAAAGATTGAACACTATTGAACATGATTGAACACGACTGAACATAAAAATGTGTTAAACTATAGAAAAGGAATTTGGCAAAAGGCATTGTAAATCGTTTTCCTCCTTTGCAAAAGGCTCGCGGCAACGCGGGCTTTTTTGCTGCTATTTTCGAAAAGTGAGGTGGTGACAGGGGATGAAGTCGCTGACGGTGAGGCAGCGGCGGTTCGTAGACGCATATATCGAGACGGGAAATGCGGCGGAAGCCGCCAGACGGGCAGGCTATAAATCACGCAATGCTGATGTGATGGGCCGTGAAAACTTACGAAAACCTACGGTCAGAAAAGTACTGGAGGCCCGGTTGAAAGAGCTCGAGGACGCGCAGATCGCCGAGGCCCGCGAAGTGCTCATCTATCTCACCTCGGCCATGCGCGGCGAAATCAAAGAGGAAGTCGTTGTTGTGGAAGGGGTTGGCGACGGATGCAGCGCGGCGAGAATCATAGAAAAACAGATCGGAGCCAATGACCGTATCAAAGCAGCGGTACAGCTGGCGAAGCGCTACGGACTGGACAGGCCGGAAGATGCTGACGGTGAGGCACACATTACATTCAAGTTTGAAAGAGGCGGGGATGATGGAGATTAACGTAGCGGACCATGTGGGGCCTGCTTTTGATGCCGTCTTCCAAGACATCATTCACCACCGTCATACCCATTATTGGATGAAAGGCGGCCGTGGCAGTACGAAGTCCTCTTTTGTGAGTGTCATGCTTCCCATCCTGCTGTTGCAGAACCCCAAATGCCATGCGGTCGTACTCCGAAAAGTCGGGAACACCATCAAGACATCGGTTTATCCGCAGGTATTATGGGGAATCGATGCTATGGGCCTTAATGGTTTGTTTTCCGCAAAGATTTCTCCGCCGGAAATCACCCTGAAGCATACGGGGCAGAAGATTTATTTCATGGGTGATGATGATCCCATGAAGCTCAAGTCCATCAAGCCGCCATTTGGCTATATCGGTGTGGTGTGGTTTGAAGAATTCGACCAGTTCGCCGGTATGGAAGAGATCCGGAATCTGAACCAGTCTTTGCTTCGCGGCGGTGATAAATACTGGGAGTTCTGTTCTTTCAACCCGCCAAAGTCGAGAAACAACTGGGTGAACGAAGAGCAGCTCTATGACGATGCGGACAGGCTGGTACACCATTCCACCTATTTACAGGTCCCGAAGGAATGGCTAGGCAGCCAGTTCCTGCTGGAAGCAGAAAAGCTGAAGGGGAAGAATCTCAAGAGCTACGAGCATGAGTATCTGGGAAAAGTCACAGGGACCGGCGGCGCCGTCTTCGAGAATGTGGAAGATCTGCGCATGAGCAATGAGCTGATCGCACAATTCGACAGGCTGCATTGCGGGCTGGACTTTGGCTTTGCAGTCGATCCGTTAGCTTTTGTCCAAATGCACTATGACGCCAAGAAGGAAGAGCTGTATATCTTTGACGAAGTATACCAGCAGAAACTCACGAACCGCGCTGTGGCGCAAATTCTGCGCGCCAAGCACCTCACGGCACCGATCATTGCCGACTCTGCAGAGCCGAAGAGCATTGCTGAAATACGTGACATGGGTTTCAACATTATCGGATGCCGCAAAGGGCCTGACAGTGTAGCTTACGGCATCAAGTGGCTGCAGGAACGGCGGAAGATATACATCGATAAGCGCAGGTGCCCGAACACATACAGGGAATTTACCTGCTACGAATACGAGAGGAATCGTCAGGGGCAGTTTATTTCTGCCTACCCTGACGCAGACAACCACGCGATTGACGCCGTGCGATACGGCATGGGTGGACAGTCTATCAGAGCGAAACGTTCGAATATTTACTAAGGGGGGACTATGGCAGATTTACAAGGCCAGTTGCTAATCAACCTGCCCGGAGACGACGAATACATGATGATCCATGATGCCTATTATGGGACCGGATTGTTCGTGCAGGGGCGGGGGCTCATTCAGCATCCGCGTGAGTCGGTAGAGAATTTCATGAACCGCAAGAAGCTGGCGTACTACTGGAACTATACAGGGCCTATCGTCAATGCGATGGTAGACCCGATATTCAAAGATGAAGTGCGCCGGGAATACCGAAATTCTGAAATGTTCGATGGCTTCATCGAAGATTGCGATCGAGCGGGGGCAAGCTATCAGGACTTCTGCAAAAGCGCGGCACTCATAGCGAAATTGTACGGAGCGGCCTATATTGTCGTAGACAATTCGGATGAAATGGAAGGGACGCTTTCCGCTGCGGTGCGAAATCGGCACTTCCCCTTCTTGAAGGTCGTATCCCCGATGCAGATCAGGGACTGGAAGATAGATGACTATGGCCGCCTGACCATGTTTCAGTATGAGGAGCGTATCCGCAGCGGGGCATACATAGAGACGTCCCGCACTCACACATGGACGGCGGAGGAGTGGTCAATCACCAGCGGGGCGGGAAGCAAGGAAACCGGCATGAACCCGCTCGGGGTGGTCCCTGTGGTGCAGTGGCTCGCACGAAACACCGACAAGCGGATCATAAAGCCGCCGTCTGAATACGTTTCTGTGGTGCAGACTAACTACTTCCTGTATCAGCTTTGCTCGTGGCATGCCCAGATTCTGAGGGATCAGGCGTTCAACATCCTGACCATCCCAGACCCCGGGACGGATGATATCACCATCGGGACGAACAACGTCCTTGCTTATCCGCCGGAGAGCACGCACACGCCGACATTCATCGCACCGGCAGCAGCCCCGGCGGACATGTTGACGGGGCAAATGGACCGGTGCGTGAAAGAGATGTTCCGCATGAGCGGGCTCGAGTCCATCCTTGGGGCTAGCACCAGCGACAATAAGTCGGGCGTATCCAAAGAATGGGACTTTGAAAAGACCAATAAGCGCATTGCTGATTTTGCGGTACGCTGCGAGAACGCAGACAAGGCCATTATCAGGCTGTATGAGGCATGGTCGGGGGAAAACACCGGCTACAAGGTGGAATACCCGCGTGATTTCAAGATCTCCGATGTATCGGACGGACTGGCGAATGCACAGGCAGCTATCGACCTTGGCTTTGATTCCATCGCATACAAGCAGGAAGTCTTGAAGAAGGTGCTGGCGGCATACATGCCGAACCTGGCACCGGATGTATATGATACCATTCTAAAGGAAATGAAGGCAGCGGCAGAGAGAGCCGCGCAGGATGCAGCATACGGAGTAGATGATGACACCAAAGGCGGAGAAGGAGCTGGCGGAGTTCCAAAGGGAGATCAGAGAGAACCTGAACAAGACGGAACGGCGAATGACGCCGCTGGAGGCGGTGCGCAGCGCCTATAAGAAGCACCCCGTCATGGAAGTCATGCGAGATGAGCTGGTGGATGTGCTGGTGGCAGAAGCCCAGAGGGGCGGAGCCGCTGACGTCGAGAAGAAAAAACTGAAGGCAGCCATGGCAAAAGCATGGGCCGAGGATGGTTTAACGCTTTCCGAGCGCACCACCCATGGCCGCCGGTGGGTCGTGGAGCAGGCGACAAAGACCATCGAAGCAGCCATCAAGAAGGGCGGCAGCGTCATGACGCTTGCCAAGGAACTTTTTGATGGATACGGCCACGATCACGTCATCCCGAAACAGGAAATCCCGAAATTCATGGGAAAGCTTGTCGCTCTGTCTAAAGACTACCAAGGGAACGCGTTCAAACGCGCCCTGCGCGATGCGCAAAGGAACATAGATAAATTATCCACGCAGGGACTCAAGGCGGCCTACAATGGCATAATCGACGCTATTTCAAAGGGCAATGAAGAAATGGTAGATAAAGCCATTTACGTGGCCACCCAAGAGAAAGCCCGATACTTCGCGGAACGAATTGCCCGCACCGAGAAGGCGAGAGCCTACATGGATGGGGTCATGTATCAATATGCCAATGATCCCGACTGCATCGCCTTCAAGTGGAAACTTTCGAGCCGTCATCCATGTGATGACATTTGCGACCTGTACGCCCGTGCAGACCTTTGGGGGATGGGGGATGGCATTTTTCCGAAAGACAAGCTCCCGAAGCTGCCAGTCCATCCAAACTGTATGTGCCGTGTGGTTCCCATATTTCATGGATCCACAAGAGTAACAAGCGAAACCCCGAAAGACAAGACGCTTGCCGGAGGGCTCGCCTACATCATGATCCTTACAGAGATGCAGCGTCATTCGCTTCTCGGGGTGAATGGCGCGAAGGAAGTCCAGAAGGGAGCCAGCTGGAAGCAGTACGCGAGAGGGTATTCCGATGAAGTGATGGAAAGTAGGCTCGAGGTAGTGCAAGAATATAAGACTCCAGAGTATGGAAGAATGGAATACGCGGGCTTGTATAATGGGAAAATGCTGATGACGCGACCGGTGCTAAATTCACAATATAACATATTTGTTTCCGAAAAATTGGTCCCTAAACCGAAGATGATTCATGAAATGGAAAGGCAATTAAGTGAGAGCACAAAGATCATTGGGGTTAAAGATATTGAAGATCTTCCCAAAATCATCATCGAAAGCGCTAATCAAATGGGGAACAGATTGGGATCGTTTTCCGCCGCGGCTAACAGGTTGATAATCAATGAATTGGTACTTGATAGCCAGTGGGCGGCTAGGTACTCCGGCATGCAAGGCTCGCTGAAGGCTAAAAAATTAGCCACGATTATTCATGAGCTGTTTCATTGGAAGGATGCCAGATGGTATATAAGAAAGTACGGAACAATTCTTGATAACGAAAAATACATCGAAAAGTTATGTGAGTTATATCGTGGGAAAGTTGCCGATCTGATTAAGTCAGGGTATAATATTGATGAAATTAGTATGTACGCAGCGCAAATGAGAGCGCTTGGTCGGTATGACGAAGTAATGACTGAGTATAGGACGCATGAGGTCTTGAAAGGGCGGTGAGGATTATGCCGGTAGCTCGATTTTCTGATAAAGTATTAAAAATGTGGGAAACACTGAAACCGTATATAGGAGTTCCTGGAGGGCTAAAGGATGATGCCCCGCCAGAGATCAAGGAGCTCTATAAAGAGTACAGAAAGCAGGTTCTGAAAGAGGCCTGGCTCGATTAGTACAACGGAATAAAAGCACTTGCAAATGCAGGTGCTTTTTTATTGCCTTTCTAAAGGGACGGGAGCCCTGCCGCAGGCGTTAAAGAACGGCCTTTTTTATTGGGATAGAAGCCCAAAGAGTGAAGAACACAGGAGGTTCTTATTATGACATTAGCAGAAGTGTACGAAGCATTAGGAAAGCAGGACGGCGGCGAAGCTATGGCATCGACCATCAAGGCAGAGATCAGTAAAATCAATGCAGAGGCAGCCAAGCAGCGCACAGCCAAAAATGCGTCTGATGCAAAGATCACCGAACTCGAAGCGAAGGTGCAGGAGCTGACGGAAAAAGGTACAGGGGACCAGACGGCCGTCGAGAAGATGCAGAAGCAGCTGGACGAGCTGACGAAGAAATATGATGCCGCAGAAAAGGCCCGCGGGGAAGAACACGCGAAAAGGGTACATGCGGATATCACGCAGCAGACGGTAGCAGCCCTCACAAAGGGGAATGCAGCCAGCCCGGCAGAAATTGCGAAGATTCTCATTCCGAGCATCGCGGCCGAGGAGGACGGCTCGTATAAGTTCACGAATGCTAAAGGCGAGAAGGTATCCATCGAAGACGGCACCGCGGCATGGCTCAAGGATAATTCCTGGGCAGTGAAGAACAACCAGAACGCCGGAAGCGGTGGCGGTAAAGGTGGCAATGGTGGGCAGGGGAGCGGCGCCAACGGTGGCAACGTGACCTTGGCGAGCGCTATTGCTGCCCAGTTAAACAACAATTAGTAGATATGACAAATGGCAGTAACACTTGAACAGGCAAAACTTAATACACAGGACATGCTGGTAAAGGGAACTATTGACGAGTTCCAGAAATCGAACTACCTGCTGAACAATCTGACATTCGCGGACGTGGTATCCCCGTCTGGTGGTGGCGCAACGCTGACGTATGCCTATAACCGACTGAAAACCCAGCCGACGGCGGCATTCCGTGCCATTAACAGCGACTATACTCCGCAGGAAGTCACCAAAGAACGCAAGTCTGTAGACCTGGCTATCTTTGGCGGTTCCTATGAAATTGACCGCGTTATCGCGAGCATGGGCGGGGTAGAGAACGAGCTGACCCTGCAGACACGCCAGAAAATCAAAGCAGCGTCTGCGCTGTTTAACGATACGGTGATCAACGGCAAACGTGCTACCGATACAAATGCCTTTGATGGGCTGGATGTAGCCATTAAGGGGAGCGACACGGAAAACGTGCTGGCGAAGCCGATCGACCTTTCCACGGCAGCAGCGATTGATACCAATTTCATGGACTTCCTGGATAATCTGGATGAAACACTTGCGGCCATGGATGGGACCCCATCCGCGCTGCTGATGAGCTCCAAGATGCTTGTGAAGTTCAAAGCAGTCATTCGCCGCGCGACCATGTATCAGGAAACCAAAGGCGACTTTGGAAGAATGATCCCGATGTATGACGGCATTCCGCTCATTGACCTTGGCGCGAAGAGCGGCTCTAATGATCCTGTGGTGGCCATTGATCCGAAGAAGGGCACAACGTCCATCTATGCCGTCCGCTTCGGCCTTGATGGCTTCCATGGCGTGACCGTGGCTGGTTCTTCCATGATCACATCCCGCCTTCCGGACTTCAGCACTGCAGGCGCAGTCAAGAAGGGCGATGTGGAAATGGTAGCAGCCGTGGCTCTCAAAGCGACCAGGGCGGCGGCAGTCCTTCGCAACATTCAGATCAAGGCAGCGACTGTCTGATTTGTGAAGGGAGGAGCGGCTGATGGATGCAAAGAAGATATTCGAGAGTATGTGTCGGCTGGCCATTAAAGAGAGTATCGGGATGGTGCAGGAATACGCGGGAGAACACCATCGATTTACACCAAGGACGGGCAATCTGGAGCGATCAATCAAGATCATGCAGCAGGGGCTTGTCGGGACGGTGTATCTGGATGAAGGGCAAGCGCCTTATGGGATTCCTATCCACAACGGCGCGCGTCCCCGCGTCATCGTTCCCCGAACCCGAAAAGCGCTAAGGTGGGCGAAGGGCGGGGAGTTTATTTTCGCAAAGAGGGTAAACTGGCCGGGCATTCGCCCGGATCCTTTCTTGTACGAAGCGTTAGACGCTAAAGAGGGGGACGTGGTCAAGGTATTTGACCACTACACGGATCTTGCATGTATGGAGATCGCCCAAGGGCTAAAGAGGTAATCATGACAGAGTACATCAGAGAAGACGACATCGCGGATCAGCTGCTCATTAACCGTGTGACGGAACAGGAAATCGCCGATGCGAATGAGTACGTAGACCGCATAGCGGCAGCATACAACGTCAAGAAAGTGACGGTAACACCCATGGCTAAGAAGCTGGCCGTGGCGGTTGCGAGTCGTGACTGCTGCCTGAACCTCATCGGGACGGATGCCAGTGCGATGATCGGAGACAGACAGGAAGATGCCTACTCCATCAAGTACAAGATCTATGCGTCTCTTGTGGAAGACCTTCGGGGAAGGATTCTCAAGGCAGATTTCCTCGCGGATGAGGAGAAGGACGATGAGGAGGAACGTGGAGCATGGACGAGGGCCGTTTCAATCTCTCGAAGCTGACGGAAAAGGTCAGAAGCTACCTGGCAGAAAGCCTTCCGCGTCTTACATGGGTAAAGGAATTCAAGGGGGCAGCTATCCCCAATGTTCCGACTGGAACCGTGGCAGCTGGCGAGATGGAATTCGTGGACACATCCAAAGGGGCCGACATGGCCGTTGTTGCGTTTTCCATTTATCTCATTGATCCGTCATCGGAGAATGGGGTAGAGGATATGGCAATGGATGTGCGGCAAGCACTGACGGCGAATGATACGCTTGACGATATGATCCAGCATGGAACCGTCACGAAAATGCAATTCGGGGCAGTCACTGGCAGAGCGGGGGCTTGCCTCATCACTTATAAAGCAAAAGTTTGGATGTAATGGAGGAAGAATATGGCAGATAAAGTAAGAGCCACTATGACGGATGCGAAGCATCGTCTTCAGGGCAAAAATTGTATCGTGTATCTGAATTTTGGTGAGGGAGCCACTGAGGCTGCACCGAAATGGTCGGCAATCGGTGGACAGACCAAGGGCAATCTCGAAATGTCTGCAGATTCCATCGATGGTAGCAACAAGGACTCCGGCGGTTGGGGTGAAACCTACGCAGGAACTAAGACAACCGAGCTTTCTGTGGAGGGCTACGTAACGAAGGGCGATGCGGCTTACGATGCGCTCAAGGATGCCTTCGTAAAGGGGGAAGCGGTGGATATCTGCCGTTTCTTCACGGATGCAGGAGAAGCAGACCGCAACTGGTACAACATCACCAAGCTGGGGGACGAAACGCCGCATGATGATATGGTATCCTTCAGCATCACCCTTGGCGGGGTAGGTGCGCCCAAATTCTACCATGGATTAACCACAGTAGACGGCGTCAAAGATTCTGCGACCGGACATGTAGGAGGCTAACAAATGAGATATGACCGCATTCTGCGAAGAGTGTGGGTAAAGATTGACGGGCGCGAGTATGCGCTCGTTTTTTCTTTATCCGTTTTTGAAAAACTGGATGCCGAGAACGATGGAAATTTGATTGTGCAGTTATCACAGGGAGACACCCATTACAAGCTGCTGAGTCATGCCTTCAAACTGGCATTAAAGCAGGCGGATAAAAAGATCACCGATCCAGAGGCCGAGGCGTTACTCGAAAAATTTGTTTATGAGGAAGGCCTTCCGAGTCTGTCGGCGGCATTTTGGATCGCGGTGGCAGTGTCCGGCCTGATGGGGGCGAAGGTATCCCGCACGCTGCTTGAGAGAATGGCTGTAGCGGTGCAGGATGTAGATGGGCTGGAAGACTGCACAGAGGCAGACGAAAAAAACGGAGTGAAGCCGGAAGAATAACCACATTTAGGGAATATCTTTCGGCTATCATGCCTATCTGTTATGGGAAACTGCGAATGACGGGCGAAGAGATAGCCGCCGCCACTCCGTGGGAAATCACTCACAGGATAGACGGGTACGTGGACAGAATGAAAGACAGGCGCATTTTTACGGCATCTTTCATCACGGCGCCTGTCATCAATAGTGGTATGAGGGCTCCGAAAAGGGGCGTCAAGGTGGAAGAGCTGCTGCCTGGAGATTTCCGTGGGAAGTACGACCGGGACGAGGCAGAATACATCAAGGCCCTCATTGAAGAGCAGGAAGAGAAGAGGCGAAAGAATGGCACAGCATGAAATCCGCGTGGAAATCACTGCCGACGGAAGTAAAGCGATAGCCGAGAGCGGGAAGGTCAAGGGCGAGCTGAAAGGCGTCAAGAATGTCAAAATCCCTAACCCCTTCGGCGAAGTATCGAATGGCGCGAAGAAGGCATCTTCCGACGTAGACGCCCTTGGAGGAGCTCTCGGTAAGATCCGCAACATGGTGGCGGGTGCATTCGCCGTAGGGTCTATTTATTCGTTCGGCAAAGCGGCACTGTCGGCGGCAGCCAAAACGGAGCTTTTGCACAAGGGGCTTTCCTTCGTCCTCAATAGCGATGAGGAGGCGAGCCGCCTTGTAAAAAACATTCAGGATATCGGCGAAGCGTCTGCCTATGATACGACCAAGCTATTGCCGCTTGCCAGAGCGTGGGTCAATATCGGCGACAATGTGGACACGGCCACATCCAAAATGCAGAAAATCGTAGACCTCGGATCTGCGTATGGGCTGACGTCCGATCAGGTAGGGGCTGTCAATCTTGCCCTTACCCAGATGCAAATGGCGGGCAAGATCGGCCAGCAGGACATGATGCAGCTGATCAATGCAGGGATTCCTGCATGGCAGCTGCTATCCGAAAAAATGGGTATCCCTGTAGAGCAGCTGAAAGACATGAGTTCGAAAAGCGAGCTTACGCAAGATGCTCTGCAGACGTTATGGGACGAAATCACCGAGAAGACAGAAGGCGCAGCCAGTTCCATGTCGGACACCCTTTCCGCGAAGTTTTCCAATGCGCAGGAGGCGGTAGCAAACAGCATGAGCGCGATGGGAGACATTATCTCTCAGGCGTTCAATGTGCCGGAGGTTCTTGATGCGGCAGGAGAAATGGCGGAAGGATTCAAGACGCACATCAATTCTATTCGTGACGCGGCGAAGGACGTAGGGCTGCATGAGGCCATCGTTCAGGAGCTGGAAGGAATAAGTCCCGCTGCCGCGGCCGCCGCTGACGGCGTTATGACCGCCTTCGCATCCATGAAAGGCACCATCATGGAAAATCAGACCGCCGTTACTATTGTGGTAGAAGCGATTGGGGCCATGGCGGCCACCGTGGCCATCATCAAGGGTGTGCAGACGGCCTTCCTCGCCGCTAAAGGGGCGGCCATGGCATTTGCCTTGGCATGCCAGGCAAACCCCATTATATTAGCGATTTCTGCAGTTATTGCTGTACTCGTACTGCTTTATACGCATTGGGACGAAGTAAAGGCCATTGCGCTTTCCGTACGGGATGCAGTCGTCGATGCCGTATCGGACATGGCCGCTTCCGTGAGGCAGAAGTTTGATGAAGCCGTGAATTATGCCAAGGGAATATGGCAAGGCCTCAAAGACTTCATGGCGCATCCGATTGATACGGTCGTGAATGTCATCCGCCGCAATGTGGACGGAGGAAGTGAGGGCGCTACCCCTGCCGGCCGCGCCAAAGGCGGCGTATTTGGCATGGCGAGGGGCGGGATCGCCGGAGGGCTGGTTCCTCTAGCAAATGGCGGGCAGCTCAAGCACGGTACGCCTGCCATTGTAGGGGAAGCAGGGCCGGAGGCCGTTATCCCGCTTCGTGAGAATGTGCTGGCGTCAATCGGTAAAGCCGTCGCCGCAAGTTACAAGGCGGGGAAGAGTGGGAATACAAATCAGGCCGCAGAGATCACCGCTAAAATCAAAAGTCAGGTAAATACCGGGCCTGTCAGTGCTTATGCAAAGATTCTGGAAGAGGCGCAAAAGAGGGCGCAGGCCGTAGGGGAAGCCGTTGCCAAATACGGCGAACTACAAGGAAAGGCCAATGAGGAATTGGAAGCCTATGTGGATGGCGGAGAGAAAGCCATCCAGTATCAGCAAAAAATGGCGCAGCTTTCCAGCCAAATTGCCAAGGCGCAGACGGGAGGCAACGAAGAACAGGCGAGCCTGCTGCAGCAGAAGCAGGCGAATCTTGAAGCGTCTTATGCCAAAGAGAAGGCGGCAGCCATCAAGGCAGCGCAGGACATAGCCGCCGAGAAGAAGAACATAGAAATCGAATCAGCGAACGCGATAAGCGCGATCCAGATCGAAGCGATTGAAAAGGTCAATGCACGAGAGACGGCCATCAAGGAAGCCCAGCGGCAGCTGGATAGCGCGAGTCATGCAGCGTCCCTTGAAGAGTTCATGGCCATGATGGAGGAGAAAGATGCCATCACAGGGGAGAGCTATGCAACGATCCTGGCTAATGAGCAGGCTCTGAATGACATGCGGCAGATTTGGCATGAACAAATGATGCTAAACGCCATGGAATGGGGCGAGTACATGAATCTCACCCTAGCGCAGGTACAAGAGCAGCTAGCGAATGGGATAGCGCAAGGGCTGACCCAGTGCATCGTCTACGGGAAGAATTTCCGCGACATCATGAACAATCTGGCTAACAATGTGCTTGCTACTGTTCTGCAGGCAGTGCTTCAAAAAGCTATTGGCTCCATGATGACTATGATCGGACTGGGAAAGACAAAGACCGCACAGGAAGTCGCCAGTGCAGCGAAGGAGAAAGCAGCACAGGCAGCCAAGAGCGGGACACTAGCCGCCAACGCAACAGCGGTACTCATTGCGGCTAACCCATGGGCCGCCCCTGCTGCGGCAGGCATTGTCGCCGGGCAGATGGGTGCTGCCAGAGCAGCCGGAAGCGTGTTTAAGGATGGGGGCTTTGTTACCGGTCCGGGGACAGGCACCTCCGATTCTATTCCGGCAATGCTTTCCAATGGAGAATTTGTCATCAATGCAGCGGCCGTCCAGCGATTGGGCACAGGGTATTTGAACATGCTGAATAGCCCCCACTATGCAGAAGGCGGGCAGGTGGGAACACCGGCCATGGGCGTAGCGGGAAGCGATGGCAGCGTGACGCTGAATGTATCGGCCATGGACGCGTCGTCTTTTATGGATTTCCTTCGAGGCGGCGGCATGGACTCCATCAAGCAGATGCTTTTCGATGGGACACGAGATTTTACGAC